AGGACCAACAGGTCCTACGGGATATACTGGTGCTACAGGACCAACAGGTTTTACCGGTCCTACGGGGCCCACAGGTCCTACGGGATATACTGGTGCTACAGGACCAACAGGTTTTACCGGTCCTACTGGGCCCACAGGTCCTACGGGATATACTGGTGCTACAGGACCAACAGGTTTTACCGGTCCTACTGGGCCCACAGGTCCTACGGGACCAACGGGTATTCAAGGTAATGACGGAGTCGCCGGCGGTTTTGATTTTTATTTGAATTATTATACTTCCTCGTCAGAACCTGGGTATAGTCTTTTAACGCCTGACCCATCTCCTATAGACGCAGCATCAGTAATTTGGCCAATAACAACTTCTCTTCCTTCTGGAATCACTGGGCCGGTATCTAGTTTTTTATCTGAGCCATTGACGACGTTAGTTTCTACATCCTCTTCTAATCCACAATTAAAAAATGGGACATATTCTTTTTATTTTTACGGATATTCTAACAAAACGGATGTGTCTGTTTTTTCAAAGTTTTATATATATAATAATGGAACTATTACTTATCTATTTCAAACCTCAGAAGCCTCATTACCCTCTGCATCAACTCCTTCATTAGTTTTATCTTTGGGTGTTTATTCATCTGGACCTTATACTATTTCCACTGATGATTGCCTATTAGTAGAAGTTTGGTATAATCATAATGGATCTGATCCAACAACTACTGCTAGTGCATCCTACCAAGTTCAACCCTATTATTCGTATATTAACACAACTTTACCTCTGGAAGGTCCGACCGGTTCAACAGGACCTACAGGTTCCACGGGTCCAACGGGTCCAGTCGGCCCTACAGGTTTAGCTTCTGAATATTGGGAGGTTGATACTACTACATCCCAAACTATTAAATTGGTATCTGGGTATAGAAATATAAATGTGGCAAATGAAATTACTTCTGCATCCTATAATTCAACTTCTGATTATCGAATTAAAAAAAACATACAAGCGATAACTAAAATGGGGTTTACATGCAATAATTTAAATCCTTACTATTATTTCAATAATTTAACAAACAGATATGATTTGGGATTAATAGCACATGAAGTAGGTGAGGAATTTCCATTTTTGGTAAATGGGGAAAAAGATGGAGAAAAATACCAGTCTGTTAATTACAATGGAATTGTAGCTTTATTGACGAATGAAGTAAAAATCCTAAAAAATGAACTTGAGGATTTAAAAAATAAAAATAAATAAAATTGATTATAAATACTTAGGATTATAACATAGTAAATAGATATATACCATGGAAACATTAAAGTTAATTAACAATCACCCTAGAGATAATAATATACAATTTTTTGAAATTGGTCATAAATATAAAATACTTTCTGACCCTTATAGTAAATATACTTCTGTTACCACATTTATTCATTCATTGTTTCCCAAGTTTGATGCTGATAAAGTAATTAATAATATTAAAAAAGGAAAAAATTGGAATGAGGAAAATAAGTATTGGGGAATGTCAGACCAATCAATTAAAGACCAATGGGCACTTAATGGAAAACAATCCGCAGAATTAGGTACCAAGATGCACTATGATATAGAGCAATTTATGAATACTCCAACTAATGAAATCAATCTTCCCACACAACATCATATTTTGCAATTGGATCAACATGATCATGAAGAAAAAGAATGGCAATTATTTACTGAATTTGTAAAAAAATTTCCTAGTTTGACACCTTACAGAACTGAGTGGTTGGTTTATGACCAGGAAACCAAACTGGCTGGATCCATAGATATGGTTTACTTAAATAGTGATGGATCAGTATCGATTTATGATTGGAAGCGATGTAAAGAAATCAAGTATGATGGGGATTGGAAAGATAGAGGTCTTAATAGAGCTGTGAATCATTTACCAAATACGAACTTTTGGCATTATAGCTTACAATTAAATGTATACCGCAGATTATTAATGAAAAATTATGGGTTGGAAGTAAAGGAATTATTTTTGGTACAATTACATCCTGATAATGAGTCATTTGAACTTCACGAGGTAAAACTCTTAGATAAAGAAATAGATGCTCTTTTTAAACAAAGAAGTAATATGGCAAATAAATAATTAAAGATTTACACTTAAGATTAATAAAATGTATAATGTTTTTTTATTAATCTTGCAATTTTTTTATAGTATCTTTTCATTTCTTAATGGAGCGTCTGTAAAATTAAATTCGTCTGATATTAAAAATGAGCATAGTGATATTAGGGTTACAAAAAAATACATTCCCTATGAAAATAAATATTTAGATTTATGGAACAATAGAAATAAAGAAATTGTTTGTGAAGGAGAACAATTAGAAAAATTGAAAAACTCTATTTTACTTGAAAATTGCCCTAATGGAAATGTATGCATGTATTACAATAGCGATAGTCAAGCGTTTGAATTTTATAGTGACAAAACAATTCCATATGCATATCTTGAGACAATAGGAAGAAGATATGTATTAATGTTTCAATGTCAAAATTTATTTGTGGATATGAAAGAAGAAATAGATAAAGCTATAGAGGAAAAGAAGAAGACAGATGAAGAAAAAAAGAAAAATAGTGAACAAAAAAAAACGAACAATGTATTTGCTAATTTTAAAGAATATAATTCTTCGTTAAAGAAAACTTCTACTAACCCAACAATTCAAACAAAAGGAAGACAAGATCAAGCCATAAAAATTCCGAAATCCATGGAACAAAAATTTAAATCAGCAGTTCAAGAACAAAATCTTTCTGTATTAGTCGAAAACACGAATAAATATATCTATAAGGGTAACATGATTAATTTTCAATTTCTCAAAAAACCCGAAAAGAAGAAAGAAACATTAAGTTTTAAAGATTTTATGAAGCTTAAAAATAAATAATTTAATTATTAATATTTATTATATTTTTTGTTTTTTGGGATTTCCTTTTATTTTTTGTTCTGCTGCTTTTCATTTTTTTTCTGTATTTTTTTTTTGCCACCGCGAGATACATCAAGTGACAAGTTATTTTGTTGATCACAAGGTCCTCTACATATTGTTAAATAAAAGTTTTCATATCCATATTCCTTAAATACTTTTACAATATCACTTAATTTATGAACCTGTGTGGCTGCTGGAGCAAGACTACGATCCTCATTAAGAATAAAGTTTTTAGGCCCACCGGGGGAAGGGGCAAATATACCTGTGTTGATCATATCCCATTTCCACATTTCATCTGGAAAAGTTATTCTATAATCATCTATACCAATTGGAGTTCTTTGGATGATAGGTCCTTATTTATAACTATTAGGATCTGTATCAATATTATCTATAGACATTGAGCAAGAGAGAAGATTAAGATCATGACTAACATCGGACATGAAATAAAATTTTGCTCTACTCCCAGGTTTAAACTTCTCATTTAGTCTACAACCATGACCAGATATAAATAAATTCATTTTATATGATTATTAGATTTTTAATTCAATAGGACAAAAATCATTGTCTAAAGAATAAATTATTAGATTAATTATATAAATAATTTATAATGGAGATAGAAAAAAATGATAAATATTCAAGAGATATATACTTGAAGTATTATGACTTATTAAAGAAATTTATGTTAATTATGTTGGATAAATATGGAGTTATGGTTGTTGATTGGATGGGATTTGTTTTAGGATTAAATAGGGATAATAAACCTATTTCCCAGCAATCCATTGAGGAATTAGTACAAAATTTAAAAGATTTAAATAATAAATTAAGAGATCCAAAAGTTCAACAAGAAATTATTCTGATCATAAAGGAAAGTGAACCAATTCTACAAGAAGGATTCTTGACATTTTTAAAAGTAGGATCGGCGGGTGCAAATTATATCATCAAAGATATGATTACTCTAGTTTGCAATGAGTCACCCGCCGCCCCAATATGTGGTATATTCAAACTTATTGGGAACACTATAGAGTTTGGAAACGAATTGTTAGAAAGTACAACTGATTCACTGAATGTTTATGATGAAGCAAAAAAATGGGTTGATAATTTAGAACGTAAATTAAATAAAATGAACCAAACTACAGAACAATTTAAAGATTTAGGAAATAAATACACGTCCCAAGTCCAATCCTATGGTGATCAAATGGCCAATACAACTAAAGATAAATTAAATACTTATAATCAATATTACCAAAATAAACTAAATAAGGTAAGTCCGTTTATACCAGAGGCTGGGAAAGTGCAACAAGGGTTAAACAATTTAAATCAAGGAATGCAATCCCAAATTGATACTGCCAACCAAAATATAAAAAAGGTTAGTAGTAATTTAAACCAAGCTGCACAACAATCTGCGGATAAATTAAATACGAAAGTGGATCAGTATAAAAATAAAATGTCCTCCTTTACTCAAAAAGGAGGGAAATATAAAATAAAAACCCGAAAAAACAAATTAATTAGATCTAGAACTCGAAAGTCTATTCGCAATTTTAAAAATTTATAATTGGGTTTTTTTCCATTTTATAAATCCATTTGATTTTAAGATGTTGAAAGATGTACCCAAATGATTCATAGCTATATTATAGGCTTTATATTCAGTAACCGATAGGCTAGTTATATATTGCAAAGCTAACTTTTGGTCTTCTTGAGAATAATTAATAAAATTAGGAGGTAAGTTGGGAGATTTATTCATATTAATAAATTAAATTAAATATTAAAATTAATTATAAATCAATTTTTATATAAATGATTATATTTCAAGGCCCTAATAAAAAAATTGTTTTTATTCATATTCCCAAAAACTCAGGGCGATATATACGTCAATGTATAAGTTCCCATCATAAAGTTCTAAATTCTTATTGGGATGTAGGACAAATTGATCGTGCTCATATTCCCTATTGTCTGAGAAATATTTTTATTAAAGATGCTTCAACTTATAGATATTTTACATTTGTAAGAAATCCATATGATAGATTTATTTCCGCATTTAAATATAAATTTCCAAGAGCTTCAGCTCAACAAATGCGTGATTTTATAATTAATGTATTACCTACATTTGTTTTCGACAAATTTTTTAATCCAAAGATTATTCATTTCTTTCCCCAATATATGTTTTTAATAGATGAAAATGGGGACTTAAATGATGTACATAAAAAAGTAGAAATCAAAAAACTAGAAAATTGTAGTAATTTTAAAATTTTTCCTCTTAACAATTTCAAACTTACAAAATATAATTATAATGAATATTTTAATCAGGAGACTATTGATATTATAAATACTATTTATAAGCAAGACTTTGAATCCTTTAAATATCCATTAATTACTTACAAATCGGATATTGAATAAAACATAACATCGTTTCATTTGATAATTTAACAGGACTCCTATTCATCATTTCTGTAACCGCTGTATTAATTATATATCCATGATTAGTTAAATATTCAAACAAATATGGATAGTCATTGGCTACCAAATACCTTTCAAACCTTCCTACATTCCGATAAGGATCAATAAATGGACTTACTATAGCTAATATACAAGATGGTCGATCTCTTTGTGGATACAAATTTGATAACCTAGGATATCGTACTCTTCTAACAAATTTTCGTAAGGGACCTTGTGGAATGGAATTGATAGTTATAATATTGTCATAATTACCATCCGGAAAAAGAAATGGAAGTATAGATAAAGTATTCATATATTATTAAAGAATTAAATTAAAAATTGAAATTTAATTCTTTTCCATCTCTGCAATTAATAATAATAATAATAATGTCTAATAGTGCTCAAACATTTCGGTTTAAATGCAGTGATGAAATGAAAGAACTCTTGATTCGGTTTTCAAAACAATATCAGTACGTAGACAGAGAGGAATTTAAAAAACAATGGAATGATTGGTTGGAGGAAAATAATAATTTTATACTAGAAGAAAAAGAAAAATTAAATGAACTTAATTATAGTGGAAAATTAGAAGATAAATTATATTTAAGCGCTCGATATTATTATCGGAAAAAAAGCACAGAGAAGTTTGAACCCAAACCCCGGAAAATATATATGCCTAATTCAAAAGAATTGATACAGGCTATGGATGTTTTTATTAGACAATCATTACAAACAGACCATTATCAGCCAAAACATACGTTTGAATCATTTTGCAAGGACGCAGGTAATCAAAACCTTTTAAAAGTTGAGATTGCTAAATTAAAATCAAATAATTCTCAGATTTCGATAAAAGAAATTGAAAATAAGATCAAAAAAACGTATAAAAATAGATACAGAATTTTAACAACCTAAAAACATTTGATTATAAAACAATTAATGAGTTCCGAATGTTTTTTATTAAAACCAAAGGATGTTCTTTTAACAAATGAATTAAATATTAATAAAAAAATAAAAAAATATCCAAGCTTACTTCCGTTTGTTAATTTGTTAGAAGAACATGGCGATTTAAATTTTAAATCCTCGAATTTTTATTATAAAAAAAATAGCAATTTTACTATTGTAAAATACAATTTTAATACCTTATCAGACTTTTCCTCCACCCTTCAAAGCTTATCAAACAGAAAAAAATATTTTTTCTTAATTGAAAGTTTTTATACAGGTTTACGATTTTTAAATAATTTGCATAATTCAAATATATTACTTTTAAATATCAATTTAAAATCAGTTTTATTTGACAATAATTACTTGATGTATTTTTCTGATTTCTCTAAATCTGTTGACATATCTAAATTGAATATGGGAAAGATATTAAAATATTCACCATATATCTATCAATTGGCGCTTAGTAAAGAAAGGCTTGAATCGCTTAATATTGAAGAGACTGAATTTACTCTATATCAAAATATTGTATTGGCTCAAAAAGTTCAAACATTTATAGATAAAATGAATGAATATAAGTTGGAGGACAGATCTAACATAATAAAAGAAATAGTAAAAAACTGGGATATTATAAATTTGTTTACTATATTTTTAAAAGTACAATTCAATCATAATATTCACAAAGAATTTATTGGGCAATTTATAGATTTTTATTTATCGCATTTAAGTTTTGAAAATAAAATGGAAATTGAAAACATTATGTCTTCCTTTAAGGAAGAATACATAAAATGGAATTATCAAACATTTATTCATAAAATATAGCTTTTTATTTTCTTCTTCTCGATCGACGCTTTGATCTTCGTTTGGTCTTTCTCGCTTTTTTGCCTTTTCTTGATCTTCTTTTTGTTCTTCTCTTTCTTCTTCTTCCACCATATAAACCTGTATCTTCCTCTATTTCTTCTTCTTCTTCTTCTTCTTCTTTATGCTTTGGATATAGGATTATTTCTTCTTTTTCTTCTTCTTTTTCTTCATCTTTTTCTTCATCATGATTACCACCTTTCATTTTACCTTCTTTTTTTAACTTAGATGCTTTTTTTAATGCTTCCCGAAAAGAAATGTTATCATCTTTTTGGACTTTTTTGACAAATTTAATCCAAGATGACTCCCCTTTTTTACGTCCTCCTGTCAACGGCATTTATACTATAAAAAAAGATTTTAATTTAAAATTGAAGTATATTTATTAATTGATTTAAATATACAAAAACTACTTAATTATGATATTAACTCGATATTTACACAATTTTGATTCGGTAGTGGTTGCATTAATTAAATGCATTTCCGAAAGAAATGAAGGCCCAGCAATTTATTTTGCATACGAATTGTATTTTTCAGGATGGGAAAATGTAGTTTGGGATATAGTTTGGGAATATTATTTCTTAAATATTGCCCTCTCTTCACCAGAATATGAATTTTATTTAAAATCTAAAGAAAAGAATTGGAAACAAAGCAATAACTATTGGATAATTAAAGAAGTTATTCTGGATTTATTTATTAGAAAACTTAGTGTATTAAAGGAAAATGAAAATTATAAAACATTAAATAAAAAGTCAGTAAAAGATCTACTTGAAATTTACAAAGATCCTAAAAATAATTTATTTAATAAAGCACGTATGATAAAATATAATCCTAGAAATATGAAAAACATAGATAAAGAAATATTAATACTTCGTATTATCCAGCTTAAAACTCAAGTAAAGGCAAAAAAAATTGAATTTTATATTGATGTAAGCAAGGAGGAAGTTATTCAATATGATACTCGAGTCGAATATGATGCTCAAAGTTGGAAGATATTGAGAGATGTAGTAAAATACAATCCAGACGATTATATCGATTCTAAAGGAAATAATTTACCTGCATCTGAATTTATGGACAATTGGCTCTTTTACGCTAAAGATTGCCCATTATGGAAAAAAAGATTACTTAATTACAAGTATAAAATATACAATTCAAAGATAGACTTTGAGGATGAAGATGAAGAAGAGAACTTTTGGAATAAATACAATTTGGAACCCGATGAACAACCAAAAGAAATTCAGGAAAGATTAAATTGTTATAATAATAATTAGAAGTTTTTAATATTTTTAAAAAAAAATTGAATTTATTTTTTTTATTTAGCTCAAGTTAAATATTTTGTTAAGATGGTAAAGAATCAATTTGGTGGAAATAAACATAAATCTCAAGGAAGGAAATTTTTAAATGCCAAGCCTTCTAATAAATTGCGTTTGGCAGAATGCGAAGGAGAAGTTTATGCAGTAGTTACTAAAATGAATGGAAATGGAATGTTTAATGCTCATGCCATTGATAATGTGAGTCGGTTGGGGTTTATAAGAGGTAAATTTAGTGGACGTGGAAGACGAGATAATAGAGTTGAAGTAGGTAAGTGGGTCTTATTAGGGGACCGGAGTTGGGCTACAGGAACTGATTCTAAAGGAGCCCTCAAAGCAGATCTATTGGAAGTGTACTCAGATTTAGAAAAAAAAAGATTGCAAGATTCAGTAGAAAATCAGTGGCATGTTTTGTTATCGAATGATTTAAGTTTGTCAAAAGAGCAAGAAGACGAAACAATTCGATTTGCAGATGAAGAGGAGGAAGAAATAGAAGGAAAGGTAGATACTATTGCTTTTGATACAGGAAAAGATATCTCGACTGAATTTAATATTGATGATATTTAAAAATTTAATTACACCTTTAACATTTAATAATTACATCTTTTTTCTATACTACATTTATAAATGAATGAAACGATAATTGATAAGAAAACGGATATCCAGCACCTATTATGATTAGGTCTGTTATATTAATTTTCAAAGATTAAAAGAACTAATATATGAATTTATTTTTTTAATTGTTAAGTTTAAATCTCCTTCTGTATAACAACATGAGTAATTTTTCATAACTTTTTTAAGTGCATTATGACTTTGAGGATTAAAATTTTCATCTAAACATATAAATAATATTGGAACATTATTCTCTTCCGCATAATGAATTGCGTTACACTGATTGTAATCCGAAAGCATATTTTCCGAAATAGATAAAATAATGATATTGCATTCTTTAATTTCACTAACTAATAAATGCGAAATAGAAGAAACATAATTATTAAGTAGTGCAAGAAAATCATAAGATTTATCTTTTTCTGAAGATAAATAATATATTTTTTTGTCACAAATACTTCCCGAAGCACCCATGATTTAATTTTGTAACAAAGATAAATTAAATAAAGAAAAGATAAGTATTTTAATACAATTATAAAATTAAATAATCAATTTTTAATTAAAAAAAAAATTTTATAAAAAAATTAATTTTTAATTAAAAAAAAATGCTGCCTCCTGTGTTTAAAGAAAAAAGACATCCCTAATCTATGAAGTAAATAATATTGCTTTAGGAGACAAATGATATTAATAATTAACCTTTAAGTATTATTTTTTATTAATATTTAAAAATAAAATTGATATTAAAATAGTGAATTCTACTAATTAAATATATTAATAAATAAGAAAAATGACTTTTAATAAAAACAAGCAATTCCGGAATCCTTATTTCTCTAGTGCACCTAGACTGATTAATCATTCAAAAATAAAAAAAGAAGAAGATAGAATAAAAAAAGACTTAGAAGTACAATTGAGAAAAAATGCAGAACCCATTACATCTTTTGTAAATAGAGTAAAATCAGTGAAACCTCTTCCAAAAGAAAAAAAGTATCTAGATGGTTGGACTTATATTTCGAAAGTCAATGGCAAGATTGTAAGATATGATCACAATATAAGCAGTTTAAATGAAGAGAGGGAAAAAACGCCTTACGAAATAATGGATGAGGCTATATACAGAATGCGTACTAATTGGATAAATTATAAAATTAATTATGATGAAGTCCATGGCGAAGGTGCTTATGAGGAAGCTCATGAATTTAAGAATCCAATTATCTATGAATCTGATACAGATGAGGAAACAGAAAGTGAAGAGACTGACGAAGATATAAGTTAAATTCATTCATTAAAAGTAAAAAGATAATATAAATATGGAAGATGAAATTGAAAATATGAATATGGATTGGTTGGACAAAAATAACTGGTATAATTTTAAATTAACTGAAAATAAGTTTATCAACTTTCATTTTTTTTATATAAAAGATAAAACTATTTTTTTTAAACAAAATGAATGTGTAGAATTGATTACACCTAATTTTATCAGTTCTGAAGAAATTCTCACTCAAATTAAAAACAATCAATGTTTAAATAATGAAAATTATTCATTGGTTAAAATAAATTATTATTTTTTCTCTCAAACGTGTGAAGATTTAAAGCCTATTTGTAATTATCCTTTTTCCATAAAGTGGTCTCCGCTCCCGGTGATAGATAATTTATCGATACCTTCTTCCTTGGACATATTTCAAGACTTGAATACAATAAATATTTTCTATTTTGCAAATAAAAAAGATTATCAGTACAAGACAAAAAAACGTATTTTACTTAGAAAAAAAAAATCTAAAAAAAGAATCTAAACATATTTATTATAATTTAAAAAGATTATCATGAATAAATCACTGACAACTATGGGTGAATACAAAAATGACACATTTCCGAAAAACATTTTTATTTTTTTTCAAAATTTAGATTTGTATTATAAAGAAAAAAAATTAGAATCCGAATTTTTTACTTTACTATATACGATAGATTTAAATTTGAAAATTAAAAGTATATATCAAGGGAATTTTTATGGGTATTTGGCATTTATTTATAAAATGACTACATTTACCCGAGACATAGAGTTTGGTAATGGCAATTTGAAATGTTATCTTGTCTTATTATGGGTTTGGTATAATGTTTGCCCATTTTTAGGATTAAATTTAATTGATGCAGCTTATGATTCATCCAAAAACTTATCATTTGGCAGTTGGAAAGATTTAAAATATATTTGTGAATATGTAAAACAAAAAACAGGAAGCGAAAGTAACCCTTTAATCTTACATTGTATAAATAAGTATGTATCTCAACTAAAAAAGGATGAAAAATTAATTAAGGAAAATAAAGAGATTTCACTAATAGGGAAATGGGTTCCAAGGGAAAAGTCCAAATATGGGTGGATTTTTGCCTTAATAGCTAAAAATTATTATTATTATTTTTTTACAAATGTTGGATCTTCCCCTGTTAATGCAGAAAACAAAGCAAAAACTTTATTGAGGAAATTATTGTCTCGATTAAATAGGAAAATAGGTACATTAGAAATGCTTCAATGTGAGAATAAAATAGATGAAATAAAGCCAGAATGTCTAACCACAAAAAATCTAATATTGCAATCAAATTGGTTGTTGAATAATATATCTGTAAAATCTTTACCAAGGGAAGAACTAAAAAACAGAGTATTATCTTATAAAAACACAAAAAATTGTCAAATAAAGGATGTTATTGCAAAAGCCTGGAATTATTGTGAATTAAATAAAACGGATTTAATACAAGAATCCTATGTGAATAAAATATGGGATAATATTATTTCCCATATTGAAGATTTAATAAAGATTATACCTTTATTGGATTGTTCATTTGATATGAATGAAAATGATTTCGTTGCTGCTTTGGGATTTGCTTTGGCAATATCACAAAGGTCAGTTTATAAAAACAGATTAGTACTATGTTCTAATCGTTATAAGTGGATAATATTTGGAGAGGATTTGAAATTAATAGAAAGAATTAAATTAATTCGGAAACATATGAACAGAGTTAATAGCGACTTGGAGAATTGTTATACGACATTATGCAAAGAAATAATGAATTGTAAAGATAAAAATGATCAAATACAAAATATAAACTTTTTATTACTAACTAATGGTGAAAATATTAATTTTTTAAAAAAAACTAATAAATATAAACCAAAATTGATTATTTGGTTAATGAGTGGGATGTCAAAAGAAAAATTTTCTACCAATCATTCTAATTATTCTATTGTTTCAGGAAAAAATAGTAGATATATTAATTTCTTTTGGAGCAAAAAATGTGGGTTCACTCCAATTGTATTAACAGATGAAATGTTCTTTATCAAATTTAATATGAAATTCCTTAATAAACCTAAATTTTTAAAACTGGACCCAATTGTTTCGAATTGGTTTTCTCTTACCATCAACCATCTTTAGTTTAACAAATGGAAGAACATTCTCATTATGTAACCGATTGTATAAAGATGGATTATGAAAAAATATATTCTTTTTGTTATTGATATCGCATCTTCCAAGATTTAACAAACAAACTTTTTGGTCAAATAAATAGTATAGTTTAATTTCCAAATTAATTAATAACTTATAATTATCGGGTTTTCCGTGGAATGATTCAATATAAGTCATCAATAAAGGTTTTTTATGTGACTTTACAGCAAATAAAAAAGATTGATAATGATAAATATATTCATTAGAACTACAATAGGAAATTAAATCAGCATGATTATTTAGTTCAATAAATGAATAAAAATAATCCATTGGTTTTTTAATTACATAAGAATCATTTGTAAAAACATAATAATCGTAAGATTTGGATTTCTCTATATGTTTCAAACCATAATACCATTTGTTAAAGTCTTTAAAATAATCATTTTCTACTTCTAAAAGTGTTGTATGGCTAAGATTCATATTTAATAGTTGATCATTAAAAGGCTGTTCCTTTGAATAAACAATAAGGAAATCAGTATTGGTGGAAGAAAGGTATTTAATATTTTGTAATAAGGAAAATATTCTTAAATGAGAATTTAAATGACAAGCTATTATTACCAAATATTTACTTTTTGCTGTAAAATCTTCTAATTTTTTGATTATTTTATTAAAATCAGAACACAATTGATTAGCTTTGATATTAAAAAATACTTCCATAACAAATAAATATATAATTTAATTTAAATTTTTCCTGATTAAATTATACATGCATTCTTTTGATTTTAGTAAATGGAAAAAGACCATTTTGTTTTAAATTTTGATACAAGTAGTCGTTATTAAAAAAAATATTTTTTCCTTTATGATCGGGAAATTCACGAGTATTTATAAAATTTTTATGATTAGGATAAACATCAGTTAGCCTAATTTCATAATTCATAATAACACTCTCTTGTGAATCTTTAACTTTATTTTTATTTTTATCAATAAAATCTATAAATTTGTTAATTTTTGCAACTTTAATAGAAAACAAATAAGTCTGAATGTGGAATCGAGTTTGGGTACTATTATTATATCCATATAAATCAAAATTTTTACTTCTTAAAAGATTGAAATAAAAATTAATTGGACCTTCAATTAATATAGAATCATTAATAAATGTAATATATTTATAATTAGAATAATCAATCTTTTCCAATCCATAACGCCATTTACCAAAATCTAACAATTTATTATTAGGAATTAGTATAAACTCTTTACATTTTGATTTATATGAACTTTGTAAGGTGTGTGCTTGTTTTAATTCGGAGGAATTAATAATTACTAAATCGCTATTGGGAACTTGAATTAAATAGCCAAAGTTTTTGGCAAAAGAATTCCATTTTAAATAATTGTTTGTATGGCAAGCATAAATGATCAATATTTTATTTTCGGATTGAAGTTGTTTCTGGATTTTGCTATTGGCTTTTGCAATTTCTTTTTTATGATTTAGAATAAATGGTTTCAATTTAGGATAATGAGTTCCAGAGGTAGTGGGCGTTGCAACCAAACTTCGAGTATTTAATCCTAGTATATTACCTAATAAAAATAGATTATTTCTTTTTTTGATCTCCATATAAATAAGAAATAATATAAAATTGATTTTAAATGGAATAATTAATAGAATTTAATTTAGTTATTAATGAATTTTGAAATGGCTACAAATAGATTTAATAATGAATCTCTTGAAGTTAATAACAGGTATAAACAAAATAATAACATTGATGGGGTGGTATATGGATCTCCATTACCGATTCGTGATAAATTCCCTGTCGGAGGAGTATTGTTTGTTATTGAAATGAATATAGACACTAATAAAATTATAGGAATTGGGGTAATACGTAACCAAATTAACTATACTTATTCCAAATCCATCTATTTTAATCAAAATTGGAATCAATTTATCTATAGTGGAAAATATTGGCTATCCAGGGAAGACCTCTTAGCCCATTCTATTGAATTAACCGAAAATTTGGAAAAATGTCTTTTTAAAGGGAAGAGCCATTTAAAACGTTTGTCCGGAATCACAATAATTACAGAGAAATGTTACAATAGGTGGGAAATGAATAAGGAAGAATTAAAAAGATCAATAAAAAACTTGTTTTTAGAAAGATTTAAAAAATAATATTTTTCACTTAAGAATATATTCTTTTTTATTATAATGACGTCATTAGATACAAATGTGGATAATTATACAATTGCAGAAATGATGACAATCTTAGACATTGATTATTTAGAAAAAGAAAACATTGACTCGGCGGCACAGGTTTTGTTAGATCAATTAGGAAGTAGTAAAAAAGACAAATCAATGTATAATTTCATATCCAAAATTAAAAATAAATTAATTGCATTTCTTGATAGCAATAAAACCAATAATTTATTAGAAAATGAAAGTGCCAAAAAACAAACGGATGAATGGTGGAAGTATGAAGCTCTGCCTCAAAAGGACAAGGTGCAGAAAGACAAAGTTACAGATAGACGGCAAAAAATTGACGTGTACAATAATAACCATGTACCTATGAATAGAGATCAGCTTGGAGTAAGCAATACATATGAAGTGCCGGTTGCCCAAGGCACACTTAATCCTAATTTAAAAAATGTAACTTCAAGAATAATAAATTTAGATAGTCAATTTCGGCAAGCAGATGGTGGTTTGAATTCTATATCTACTGACTACACGTTAGATTTATCTGATCCGTTAACCGACGTAATTAGTCTACGAGTAGCATCTATACAAATTCCTTACACATGGTATGTAATCGATTATCAATATGGGAATACCTGTTTTTGGGTAACTAATCAGGAAAAAGTATTCCGACTCGACGTAGAACCAGGGAATTATACCAATGCAGAGTTTATTGCCGAACTCGACAATAGTTTCCTAAAAGCAGGGTTTACCAATTCTACTTCTAAATTTGCAGAATACAGAGAAAAAACAGGGAGAATAATATTAAATTTAAGTGGGAGTACAGACCCAGCTGGTAATATTGTTAATGGAATTATTGGAGGGGGATTCGATAGGTTTGATGAGCGGAGAGACCCTCATTATACTTTTTTTGATTTTACAGGAGCGAAAATCTGTCGCCGTAATTGTTTATCACAGAACTATGCCTTTAATAATAGTTTGGGATGGCTAATGGGGTTTCGTGCTCCTGTTGAGCCAATTATAGATCATACGGAGGACAATGAAGGTACTATTATATCGTCGGGAAATCATGCATTAGCAGTTTTGGACTTAATTGGACCTAAATATTTTATTGTAGTTTTGGACGACTACAACCAAAATCATATAAATAATGGATTAATTACAATAACAGAAATCGCTAATATAGTTAAATTACCATCTTATTATAATTCATCTTCTGCAGGCTCTTGTTCTCTCGATACTGAAATTCCAATTAATGAAATAGCTAATTTAACCCAACTTAACTCACAGAATGCCAATGTCATAGGTTTCAATCCATTGTCAAATGGATTAAGCGAAAAAATAGCAATTGCCTATAAAAAAAGACAGCAAATTTTCCCTACGGCACCACGTACATTGACGCAAGCTCAAATTTATACAATCAACGAAATCATAAAAAATCGTGATAGAAATACTTCGTATAGAGGAAAAGCCCCGACAGCATCTGATACATTTGCAATTTTACCACTTAAATTAGGAAATATGAGAACTGGAGAATTATACTCTGAATTTGGAGGTACTCTTCAAGAAAATAGAAGGGTATATTTTGGTCCAGTTGATATCGACCGAATCCATTTAAAATTAATAGATGATAAAGGGTTTGTTGTGGATTTACACGGAGGAGAATGGTGTTTAACGTTAATAAGTGAAAATTTATACCAGTATTAAATTGAATATTTATTATTTAAATGTTATTTAATAATAATATCATGACTAATTTGGCATGTGCATCATTTGTTGGGGCTTTGCGTCCCAATATAACTCCATCTATTCAACAAACCTCAAGCACTTCTTCTATTGCAGGAGGGAACTCTTATATTACATTGAAAGGTACCAACTATAGAGATTATTCTATAGTGAATTTTGGTCAAACAAGAATAAGTCCTCAATTTATCTCTTCTTCCATTCTCACTTTCAAAATACCAGAAGAATTACCATATGGTACATATTTCATATTTGTAAGCAACGATAATTTGAATTCAAATTCTGTTGAATATCAACTAGATGAAAGCGATGGTTTCTGGGAACGGGATGAAAGTACATTTAGTATTTCTAATAAAAATAAGGGAGATGTAGATATGTCGATGAGTAATACAGAAGCTAATTATAGTTATGCAAAAAATATGCAAGCTGGAATATTTGAAATACGAGAGGGAGGAATACCTACTTATTTACCTATACATAGATCAATTCCTGATTTAAAAAATTATTATTCCTATTCTCCTACTTCAACTAGAGTAAAGATTGAAATTGGAACACCCATGTCACTAAACTTAAAAGATACATCACTAGGAGATATATCAATTACAACTTTGCCTGGATATGAAATTTCATTAATAGATGATAAAAAAAATTATATATTAAGAGTAAAGAATGATTCTAATAATGCTGTTATGGCTCAACCCTATGATTCAGGAAGCAAAATTGATTCCCTAGAAGTAAGGATAAAAAAAAATGGGAGCTGGCGTACAATTTAATATCAAATAAATATAAGTATGTTAAATTATCCAATAGCAACTACAATAGTATTAGCAATAATAGCTGGATATTTTTACTTATACAAGTTTTTTTATAAATATTGGGAAGGGTATAAAAATCCATCTAACTTAATATTGATTGGTGATAGTATTTTAAATAATTCTAATTATGTATCAGAGAAAAACAATGTTGAAAATAAACTTAAGTTGTTAGGTTATAATGTTACTTGTTTAGCAAAAGACAATACTACTTTAGATACAATCGATTTCCAATTGAATAAATTAAATCTTCTAAACAAAAAGGATGTAATAATAATTTCGGTGGGAGGAAATGATATTTTAGCTAGGAAGAATATTAATGATATAGAGTACCAATATGAGGAAATGATTAAACAAATTAAAAATAAAGGATATAATAGGATATTAATATTGGATGTTTATTATCCTCCATTTGTTCAATGTAAACCTTTTTATAAAAAGGTTTCTATATGGAATAATTCTCTAACAAAATTCACCAATCAAGATTGCAATGTGGTTCGCATCTCTAAAATAATGAACACCGGAAAGGACTTTATATATGAAATTGAACCATCAGAAATTGGATCGGAAAAAATAGCAAATTATATAGATAAATATTTAAGCGTTTAATGATACCGATTGGGATTTAACTCTAATTGAATCCAAGGTAAATTTTCTATAGTCTTCTTCTGTATACCATAAATTTTCTCTTAATCCAAAATAACTATATTCTGAGCGAGATGGTATCAATACCACATAAACTTTACTACTGAATGAAACTTTCTTTTTTTTATCAAAAAGAAATAACATAATTAAATAATAATAATCTTATTTAATTATTTTATAATAATTTAATTATAAGTATAAAGTAATGGGTGCAGGGATATTGCCTTTTTGTTTTATTAATAAAAAATTATATTTTTTATTTGGTAAAGAAAGAAATATCGATGATAATCCAGGGTGGAGTGATTTTGGAGGCGGAACGGATAAAAATGAGACTTATTTACAAACAGCAACTAGGGAATGTAGCGAAGAAATTTCCGGATTTTTAGGATCTGAAAAGGAATTAACACATCATTTGAAAAATAAAGGTTACTTAAATGTTTTTTTACCAAATGTCAAAAATAAACATAAAGGCTATATGGTTTTTCTTACCCCAATTGTATATGACCCTTCCCTAACATTATATTTTAATAGATATCAAAATTTTATTCAACATAACTTAGATAAATCAATAATACGTAAGTCTAAGTTATTTGAAAAAACGGAAATAAAATGGTTTTCGTTTGAGGATATAGCAAAAAATAAGTCCAAATTTCGACAATTTTATAGAAAGATTATAAATGTTTTGTTAGAAAATAAGAACTTTATAATCGAAGATTGTCAAAATCTAATATCAAAATAATCTTGTGAATTAGAAAATTGATTAATTAGGTAGTCAAACTCATTATATTCCCATTTGTCAGGTAGGAAAACAAAATCGTTAAAATTCGAAGTTATAAATGTATTTCTTATATTTTGGTCATAATATTGATCAATTGTAATATAATTTTTTTTATATTTAACCAAGTTAATCATATCTAAAGTTAATAAATATAATAAAAAGTGGGTTGGATGATATTTAGTGTTAAAAAATCTAATTTGTTTAAGATGGGTTAAAATAAAAACAAAATTATTAAAATCACTTTTAATTATCGTATTATATAATTTATTAACAGACTCATTATAATCTTCTTTTATTTTAGATAAAGGATCGTGAATATTAAAATGAAAGCAATCTAATATAATATTGGGGATGTTAATAACAAAGCATCCAGGTTTAACTTTTTCTGTAATAATGTTGGCATCAATTCCATAGGATTTAAAATGATTTTGATAAATGAAAATATCGCAATTTTTAACTTTATTTTCTATTTCTTTTTTAACTTTACTTAATTTTTCATCTTCGAAAGTTCTTTCATAAAACCAAGACAAAATAACGATAATATTAAATTCACACAATGTTAATAAATTAAAAAAATAGGAAATAGGTAACATATGGCAGTTACCAAACATTACTATTGTTTTAGGTTTATTATTATTTATATCATAAAAAATATGCTTTTTAAAATGTTCTTCAACAATATTCCAATTAATCATAAAGTAAATAAACATTTTTATTTATAATTAATTACTTATGATTGGATTTCCAGTGTAGATATGCTTTAACTTCTGAATCTATACCTTCATCTACTAATTCTGGATTTTCCATCAAATATTCTGTCCAACTAAATGCATGACATTTCCGCCCTTCTTTTCTTCCATGTAAATCCCAATGTTGCTTAGCAAGTTCATAATGGCTTAAATGAGAAAGATCAGAATTATTCTTAACATAATATTGCCAATCAAACAAATCGTCGTTTATATCTAATTCGTCTTGGTCAGGACAATCATTTTCTTTCCAATGCTCAATTGCTTTTTCTTTATTATCAATATTTAAAACAATCAAGTTATTATTCTCAATATATTTGCACCAATCAAATTTATATTTTCTGTTTTCAGCTTTTCCATGTTTAAACCAATGATTAATAGCATCTACTTCATTCTTAAGTCCATTTTCTCTCAAATCAGAATTTAAATCTAGATACATTTCCCAATCAAAATTTTCTTCCATAATAATTTGTGATTGTAGAGTTGAAAGTGTAATCGTCTGTTCTTTTTTGAAATATTCTCTACCCTCCTCCTGCCCATATACCAGCCAATGCTTAAATGCATTATCCTTTGACGTTACATGTGCCAAATCACTATAGGTATTTGTATAGCGTATCCAGTCAAATTCAATATATTCATTACTATTATAATTTATCAATAAATCGTCTTGTGTTATATTTTGAACTTCTAATACCTCTATGCATATAGAATATTGTTCTGAATGAGAATTGGTAATTACCCATTTAAAATTTATATGATTCATTTGAACAAATTCATAAAAAGCTTTAAAAACCTTGGTATGAAAATCATTAAAATTAAAAAAATCAGTAAAAATAATTAAGGTACCAGTGGAAACATATCCTTTGATTTGATTTAACAAATACGTGGCCTCCAAATAATTCCTTTCACTAATATAAATTAAACTAAAATAAGTTGATTTAAATTCATCAAAATTAATAATTCTTTCAACATTGGTATTTAGGAACCAATATTCTTCTTTTCCCAAATAATAAATTTTTTTATTGGAATTATTTTCAAAATAATACTTTGATACAGAATTAGCATACAACGCAATATTATTCCCTAAAAACAACACGTCCTTATAAAAGTCAATTTTTTCCGTATATATTAACCATGTTATCATATTTTTCTTTATGTCAGTAACATTTATTTGTTCTATAAACTTGTTATAGGGTAAATAATTTTCTTTGCGCGAGTGAATTTCTACTTTATTATTAACAAATAATTTACATCCATTATAGACCATTCTTTTATGAAGTCCAATATGATCATTATCCTCTCTACAAGATTCATTATTATTATGACAAACGTTGCAATAGTAACTCGAATTATAGTTAGACGCTAATAATGATTTAATTTTATAAATAGCCATTCCATTAAAACTAGATTGCACGGGAATTGGATTTTCAGTATTTTTTAATATAGAATCAAATGTTTCTATTTTGCTTTCATATCGTATACCTTCATTTGCACATGAAAATATATTCCTTGTAAACCAACTTTCTTCACATCTTAATGCCCAATAATCATAGTATGATCGACTTGTACTAACAGCAGACATCATATCCCAATCATCTTTACATGAATTATCGAAAAAATGACAAATAGAATCTGGATTTAAACTCCAAAACCGATTATCTAAATCACAATGGATAGCAAATTGATAGTCTTCTTCAAATGAAGATTCCCTCATAAACTTTAAAATTTCATTCCGACAAAATGCTAATCTAGTGGCACGTAAAGGAAAATAATAATGTAAATTATCTAGTAAAATTATTTTTTTATTTTTATCTTCCCCAGCCCATTTTTTCAATAAAGTTCTTGTATTATCAGAAGAATCATTTTCCAATATAACATAAAATACTTTATTAAACATACCACCAATCATTTCCAAATTTATAAAGGAACTTAAAAAGTCGGCTTCCACATCACGAATTGTTCCATAAATAACTACATTGTAATTTTTTATTCTTTCTTTTATGGAGTTAATTATTAAATTATTTTTCATACTTATGATATATGAATACAAAAAAAAAAATTATAATATTAGGTTGTAATGGATTTGTTGGAAAAAATTTAACATCAAAGTTATTTTTAGACAATTACGAAACAATCGGATTTGACAAATCACAATGCAATTTATTAAATAGTAATGATATAGATGAAATCTTAAATAAACACAAACCGGAAATAATAATAAATTGTGCAGGCCGCATAGGGAGTTCAGAAGAAAATAAAGGACTAAATCAATTTGATCTTTACCACGAAAATATAATGATAAATTTAAATTTGCTAAAATGCTCAAAAACCAAAAAATTTATTGAAAAAATTTTTTTTTTTTCTAGTTATCGGTCTTATAAAGAAGATTCATCGGAACATCTTTCCTTTGGGAATATTTTAAATAGTCCAAATAGAGGATATTTACTAAATAAAATACATTTAGATAATATAATTGAAATTTTTCGTCAAGAATTAAATATAGAAATAATCAACTTTATAATCCCAAACTTGTATGGTATAAACGATTTATTTAAAAAAGAAAGTAGAGTTGTTCCATCTCTTATTTTTCAAATTGATGAACTAAGAAGAAATAATATTTCGTCCTGGACGAAACAAATTGAAAATACATATATCAATTTAGTCTACATTGAACAACTTATATCAGAAATATCGAAATTAATATTACAATTTGTAGAAAATCAAACAATTAGTTTGACCAAAATAAATCAGCCAATCGACCTAGCTAATTTAATATTTTTAATAAGGGATATTATTTATCCAGATTTACAAATTATATTAATAGATAAAAACAATAAAAAAATTATATATGAAAAATTAAATTATCCAAATAAAGAATTAATATCTAATTTAACTCAAATATATAATATTTATAAAATTAATAATGGAATATTATAGATTAAAGATATCCATTTTACGAAGCCAGATACATTATGGATTTTACAATATGTTTTGATTTTTTTACATCTGATCATTAAAAATAAATCCAATAATGTGTCTCTTATTTTATTCGGATCTTTTTCCAATCCCAAGTGGCAAATTAATGTATTTAAAGAAAAAATATTGTCATTTAAGAATAAATGTTTTTTTAATAAGGGAGTGTCTGTTATCAGAAGATCTTGGGAATTATCATGTAAAGAGATAGATTTCTTAATTTCTGAAAAATCTGGAATCTCATTATTATGATGAAAATAGTTATCACCCAATCGCACATGAAGGATATTATAGGTTTCAAAAGGCAAATTATTGGTTACAAAATCAATATATTCTTGCATTTCAGTAGTTGGCAAAATAAGGGATTTTATAAATTGTCTACAATCTTCATCAATTTCTCCATCATAAAAGTCATTTGTTAGAATATACATTATTTTGTTTGGTGGGTTTTGATTAACATAATCTTCTACAGCTCCATAACAAACATAATCTATATTATCTTTATTTTCTTTCACAAGAGAAGAAAATGGATTAAATGGAAGAGATAAAAATTGACTTATCGGGTGGAGTTGAAGATCTACATACAAGTTAAAATTCAATTTACGTGCAAGATAATATAATTTAATTGTAGATCTTATTAAATCTCCAATTCCGAAATAAAAATTTTTTTCACCAAGATGATTATATTTATTTAAATGATGGGAATCAATATTAAATTCATGTGTCCATACGTGTATTAATGTTTTCATAAATTATTTATAATATATATATATAAAAAAATAAATGGAAAACGAATTGGTTTACCAAAATTTTGATTATAAAATTTATTTATTTTTAAATTCCGATATTATTTCAGATTATTCAATTACAAATATTCTTGATGAAAAAACTAAAACTCTGGCTTGGAATCATTACCATAAACATGGTAAAAAAGAGGAACGTCCACTATATCCATTAAATACAACAAAAACTCATAATGGAAGGTTTGGAAATCTTTTTTTTATTAACATGGTGTGTCATTTTATTGCTTTAAAATATAATTTAAAATTTGAATATAAGTACAATGAAAAATTTCAGAAGCTTGGAGTAGAATTATTTTCAGGTTCGCGAACTTTTACTAAAAAATTTGTTCAACTTAATGATGAAAATTTTAACGAATATATAATTTTCTCACATGATCCATGTAATATTCTTATAAATAATAAACTTTGGTGTCAAACTGAAGAATTAGTTATACAATTACAAAAATATTGGTCGCATCCTCTCTATAAAAAAAATATAGAATTAAAAAATAATTTTAATCAAAGATATAATAATAATTATGATTTATTTATTCACGTAAGATTAGGTGATTTATTAGAGAAAAATATAGACTTGAAAAAATATTATACAAAATGTTTAGATGGGTCGACTTGGGAACGTGCTTATATTTCCAGTGATACTATTAATTCGGACTTTTGTAGAGAATTAATTATGAAGTACAATCTAAATATCGTTGAAGCAGATGAAATTGATACGATCATGTTTGGCTCTACATGTAAAACCATAATTTTATCAGGAGGAACCTTTTCTTGGATGATTGGTTTTTTCGCATTTTACACTGAAAATATATATTATCCATATATTCAAGAACCTTGGTACGGAAGAATTTTTGAATCTATGCCTTGGAAAGTAATATATTAAAATTTATTTTATTTGTATAATATAAATGGATGATCAAATAAATTGTGCGGATAATAGTGATGATGACAATGATTTTTCGTCTTTAGAAGAACTATTAAATGAAAACAATGATAATGATGATTTATTAATAAAACATGTTTCAATTGATTTCATATTAAATGATAATAACAACTATACTAATGAAACGATGGATGATTATACTTTATCCTCATTGGAAAATAACATTATTAGTCAATCTAAAAGTAAAACTAGCAAAATGAAAGAGGAAATAATAAGTGATGAAAAATCTTTAGATTGTTCAATAGAAAATAAATTAGATTCTTTATCTGAACCAGAAGAAACATCTAATTTAGTCTTTTTACCAAATAAATCTGATTCAAAAGACTCCCAGATTTTAGTTAATAAGGATGAAGAAATTGTTAAAAATATTTTAGAAATTGAACAGGAAGAGATAAAAGAAATAAATTTCCAATCTAATAATCCCGATAAAGTAGATGTTGAATCAGAAATTTGTCATGAATCAACTAATCAAGACAAATTACTCTTAAATAATATAGGAGAACAAGATAATATAAATGTAGTAGAGGAAACCGAGGGAGAAGTAGAGGAGGATAATGAGATAGAGGGAGAGGAGGAAAATGACGTAAAAGAAAAGGAAAAAAAAGTAGAAATGGAAGAGGCCGAAGAAAAGGAGGAAATACAGGCTAAAGAGGAAAAAAAAGTAGAAATGGAAGAGGCCGAAGAAAAGGAGGAAATACAGGCTAAAGAGGAAAAAAAAGTAGAAACGGAAGAGGAAGAGGAAGGAAGTGAAAATAATGAATGTGATATCATTAAGGAAAAGAATGTAAAAATAGAAGAAAAAGTTAACAACCGATTAATGGAAATAACTGAAAAAAATTGGCTACAATACGTTTTGAATTACGATGATTTAATTATTGCTGGGCTAAATAATTATGAAGATGTGAAAAGTCATTGGAACAAATATGGAAAACTAGAAGGGAGAATAGTTCCTGAACACAATGAATTAGTTTTTGATTGGAAGGCATATATTGAAAATAATAAGGACTTGTTGAAAATTGGAATAAACACCTATTCGAAAGCCCTTAATCATTGGATGAATATAGGATGTAAAGAAGGTAGAAAAACACATTATACTCCTGATGAAGAATTATTTGATTGGGAATTTTATCTTCATAACAACGAAGATATTAAATTAAAGGGGGTAAACTTGAAAGAAGAAGCAATTGAACATTGGAATTTGCATGGTAAAAAGGAAAGGAGAAAACATAAATATAATATAGGAGAAAATCAATATTTTGATTGGGTTCAATATCGGGAAAACTATCCTGATTTAAAAAAATCTCTTCATACCTATGAAGATGCACTTTTACATTGGCATAATCATGGCCAAAGAGAAGGAAGGACATTTGAAAAATTAGAAGAAGCAAATAAACATGACTTTGATTGGAGAGAATATGTAAATTCCTATGAAGATTTAAAATTTTCAGGAATAAATTCTTTTGAAAAAGCCTTCCAACATTGGATTTATTATGGAAAGAAAGAAGGAAGAGTGTTTAAAAAATTGAGCAAAAGTAATGATGAGGAGGAGGAAAATGTATTAACAAACTTTAATAATTTATATTTTAAACCTAAATATAGTAATTATGGATTACACTATTGTGGTTGGGAGAAAATAATAAATAACTTTATTAAAAATTATCAAGTAAATACGTTTAATGGAAAACTCTATGAGAAAATTTTTTTTGATGAATGGTTGGAAAAACTTTTGATTTGGGGAAATAAGAGTGTAAATGATAAATTCATAAGTCAAATTAAAAAAGATAACTTGAAAATAATAAGTTTTATTCATAATCCTAATTTACGATTTAATAATTCATCTATACCAGATGGGATATTATTAACAGATGAGCAACAATTAAATAAAAACTTAATTTCTTTACTGAAGACAAAAGATCTTCTCAAACACGTTGAATATTTATATTGTTTAAGTTTGTCACATAAAGAATCGCTAACAACTAGTTATCCCGAACTTAATAATAAAATTATGTCCGTTCACCATCCAATTATTATTGATAATAAAATTTCATTTAGTTATGACAAATTTTTAAAAAATAAAAAAATAATACATATTGGATGGTGGTTACGTAATTTTAATACATTTATTAATTTACAAGTACCTCCCTCTTTTAAGAAAAAAATAATTATAAAAAACGATTTTAAAAAGGATTTTTTTAGCAATATAAAATTACCTTCTAACAATAATACCATTGAATTTAAATTTCAACTTAATAATAATGATTATGAAGAATTGTTTACCGGCAGTGTAGTTTTTGCAGATATAGTAGATGGAGTTGCCAATAACACTATATTAGAATGTATTGCTTTTAATACACCCATTTTATTAAGAAGAACACCTTCAAGTGAAGAATATTTAGGTCCTAATTATCCATTATTTTTTGAAACAACCAAAGATTTAATGATTATGTATGAAGAACCTATATTATTAAGTCTTATACAAAAATCCTTTGTTTATTTGAAAGAAATGAACAAGACTCATATAAATTGTGAAACTTTTAATGAAAAATTAAATTATGATATTATGAAATTAAACAAACCAAATTTAAAAAAAACTTTAACTTGGAATGTTTATATTATTCCTGAAAAAATAACTTATTTAGCCTCCTTTATTGAAGAATATTTTAATCAGATAAATGTTGAAGAAATATTATTAAACTTATTTTTTAACCCAAATAATAAAAACAATACTTTTAAATCTGAATTAAAACAACAGCAACAAAAAACAAATAGTGAAACATCAATCAAATGGATAGAAAGTAAAAACGAAATTACAATAGATGAAATCAAAAAATATACTGAGACAGAATACTTTTGTTTAATAGATATTTCTGATACTTTAGAAACAATATTTTCCAAAACTCATATTGAATATTTAAATAATACCCCAGCATGTGATATCAGTACCTCAAGTTATTATTTAATTAATAAGAACAATGATTTGTTAATTAATAAATTTAAGAAGAATGAATTATTTTTAAATGATGTTGAAAATAGTATAGGAAATGAAAATAAGTTAGTTTTTAGAACTTCTATTTTAAATTTATCTTTTGTTGTAATTAATTCTAGTCAAATAATAAATACTGATCTACTGCAAAATTTGGTTCATATGAATTTAAATATAAATTGTTGTTCTGAGGAACCTTTGCATACGATTAATCAAAATACATAAATATTTAATATAATATTTAATTATAACATATGGAAATTAAAAAAATTTTAATTTCGGGAGTTTCTGGACAAGATGGATCAAATATGACAAGATATTTATTGAAAAATACAAATCATCTTATATATGGTGGAGTAAGGAGATTATCAGTTCAAAATTATGAAAATATCAAAGATATTGATGACCCAAGGTTTTCACTAGTTTATTTTGATTTATTAGATAATCAATCAATTATCAATCTAATAAAGGAAATAAACCCAGATTATGTTATTAATTTTGCAGCTCAAAGCTTTGTTGGCGAATCATGGAATATGGCTTGTTATTCATTCACTACCAACACTCTGCCTGTAATATATTTTTTAGAGGCTATAAAAGAATATTGCCCAAAATGCAGGTTTTATTCTGCAGGCTCAAGTGAAGAATTAGGAGATGTGAATTATTCACCACAGGATATTAATCATCCATTAAAGCCCAGAAGTCCCTATGGTGCGTCAAAATGTGCTGCACGGCATTTAGTAAAAGTGTATCGTGAAAGCTATAATCTATATGCAATTCACTGCATTTTATTTAATCATGAAGGAAAAAGAAGAGGAAAAGAATTTGTAACTAGGAAAATAACAAGTAACATGGCCCGGATTAAAAAAGAAATTGAAGAAGGCAAAGATATTAAAGCATTCGAATTAGGAAATATTTTTTCTCAAAGAGATTGGTCAGATTCTGAGGATTTTGTGGAAGCGGTTTGGTTAATGCTAAACAGAGAAAATCCTAGGGAATATGTATTAAGTTCAAACGAAACACATTCAGTAAAGGAATTTATCGATATTGTATGTGAATATTTACAATTAGATGTAAAATGGCATATCGATGAGTTAGAACCATTAAACACTAAATTAATATATAATAATGAAATTCCCATTATTACAATTAGTGAAAAGTTATATAGACCTGCAGAAGTTGACCTATTATGGGGAGATTGTAAAGAAACAATGCAGGAACTAAATTGGAAACCTAAATTAGATTTTAGAGGATTAATTAAAAAAATGATTGATTGGGATTTAGAATTAATATCAAATTAATTTACAAAAAAAATATTTTGTTTATAAATTAATAATTTTATCAACTAATAATGGAATATAATTATTCCAAGTATCCATTTGTATACAAACAATTTCATTTTGTTTATCTAGGTACCTTTTATCATCAAAAATATATTGTATTGAATCTTTATTATTTAAATCATACATTATACAACCATTAATATTTTGATTTTTTAAACATACTACATCATTCCATATTACTGGGCAATTAAACCATAAACAATCTCTTCTTAAAAGTTCATTGTCTAAATTGACATTTTCTATATACATATAATTTATTTGTTTTATAAAATTGGGAAAGGATGTTGTGTTTATATTTAACCAATTTACATTATTATACTTGTTAGGATATTGATCTAATAGTTTATTTTCTCCAACTATATATATTTCTAATAATGAATAATTATGATAACTGATTTGGTCTAAAAATTGCAGGATATGCTTATATCCTATTGGATTATACATACCAATTGTTATTCTATTTTTGATACTTTTCTTTTCATAACTCCGCAATTCTTTATAGTTAGTATAAGGTAAATCAATTATATCTATTACAGGTAATCCAAAAGAACCAGGTAGAGCTTCAATTTGGTTAGTAATGGTTGAACACGTAAAATTATTCAAAATAAGTTTATAGCTGTTTAATAAATTTAAATAAAAAAAACAATCTTTGGAGGAATTTGCGAGAAAAGGATCATTATATTGAAAGTAATAAATTGATTTTATATTATTTTCTATAAGGAAATTAGATATAAATATATTATTTTCATAATAATTTTCACTAAAAAAAACAATTCCATTCTTTAAATGTGAAATTAAATCATCATTTGTTATATCTAATAATGAATAATCATAATCTAAATTTTTAATCATTTGTTGATTTACTAAAACAAATTGATTTTTTATCCAAGTAATAAAATACATTTTTAAATTAGAATTTTTATTTGAAAAGTCAATTAATGAGTTAAATAAAATTTGTTGAAATTTTGAATAAACTACATTTTTATCAATAAAAATAAATAATGTATTATTATCACTTTTATTTTCTTTATTTTTAAAAACTCTAATAATTTTTTTATTTTTTAAAATTCCTATTAATTCACCAGAATAGGCAGCCCATGTTTTTAAGCTAGTACTTAAATTATTATCAATAGTTTCGTTTTCATAAAATTTACTTATACACATATTTAAATCATCATTCTCAAAATTACATTTAATTAAATTTTTTATATCAAGTCCATCTTCAAAATTACTATTATTAGTATTTGTTATTATATTTTTTCCTAATGAAGACGCTATTCTAACATCATTTATATAAAAAGAATCTAATTTTAAAACTATAATGAATTTAGCTTTTTCGATTAAATTTATATAACCTGTCAAATTGTCATAATCTATTAAAGTAAAATTCGTATTAATAAAATATTTTATTTTTTGAGAAAAGAGTGATTCTTTATTAATTTTATGATTTAACAAATAAAATTGAACAGACGGATGTTTTAGACTAAATTTTTTACATTGAGAAATAACATAATAAATATCTTTGTTTTCCCTCAAATTACCAATTATAAGTATAAAATTATTTCCTATCTCTACATTGGAAATTTGTTTATTATAATTATAATGAAGAGGTATAACTTCATTTATTATCATTTCGGGTTTTGCAAAAGTATGTTTTTTCAATAAGGATTGTAGTTTTTCTTTATTATTAATTGAGGAAGTAAATAAAACATCAAATTTTGAAATAAAATTTATTGTAATTTTATTTAGATTACTATCATCATTATTGCTATTAAGATATTGCATAAAATCATAAATACCTACTTTTTTATAGGATGAGATTGTTTCTCCCAATTTAGGTAATTTGTTTATTTCTGTGGGAAAAAAATTAAAGGTTGTTAGAAAGATATTATTTTCATTAAATTTTATTTTATCAAAAAAAAGAGAATTCTTTTCCATTAACATTTTATTTTTAAATTCTAATGAAATCACATTATTATTAAATAATTTATTTATCTCATGGTCTTCTAGTAAAACCAATTGTTTTATCATAAAGTCAAATTTCACACAATAAATATTCAAATTTGATTGTAAATTAATTAATGATTGTGACAAATTAAACATAACATGATCATAATCTAAAGAAGATGAGTAAATAGATAGAGTAGGAAAGAATAATAAAATATTACAATTGTATAATTTAAAATAATTATTTCGTTCATAGAGAGAATGACTCTTTTTTAAACTTGAATTTATAGAATCAACTTTATCAAAATATTTAAAACCCATCGACTTTCCAAAATTTAAATAATGCCACCAAAGTTTGTCTTCTGGAACTTGTAAATATTTATACTTTTGTAAATAAAATTTTTTATCAAAATTATTTTTTTGCTTATCTAAATCATATTTTCTCTTTTTACTAAAAAATATGTATTCATTTGGTTCTCCTATATTTACGTAATGCCACCATAAGTGATATTTGGTTGGATATATACTTTGATCTATTTCATAATTTTCAGCATATTCTTCCCAATCAAAATCACTGCATTTTATATTTCTAATATCACTATCCTTAATATCAAAGTAGAGATAATTTTTTTCTTTCCCAATTGTTAAATAATGCCACCAACAATCTTCTTTATTTAAACTATATTTTTTTCTATCATCCTCAAAATAATTAGACGAATAATATTCCCAATCAAATGAGTCATATTTTTTTCTTATGTCTAAAAATTTACTCATATATATATATTTTTTATTTTTTTTATATAATCAATTATCTATTTTATTTTCAATTTATTTAATTGTTATTGATATTTTGTAGCGTTAAATCTGTTTTCAATTTCAACTTGCTAATTTGATTAATTCTGCTAGGGTAAACCCATAAATAAGGTTTATTTATTTTATCTGATGATTTATACGTTCTGAAATTAGAACGATGATTATGATATGATTTTATTGACAAAGCCGGGTTTAATATTCTATATCCATGTTTATGTGCTACATAAGCTATTTTTCCATCACAACCCATCTTCCCAAAATCAAATTTGCAATGGGAAGTATTTATATTTAAGGGTGACCTGAATATCCAACTATCCTGGCTATATTCTTTAGCTAATTGTTCTGTAAATAGTTCATACCTTGATAACGCAATAAATTTTTTATCAAAATTAAATTTTGTCAATAAATCCAATGAATTATCAAAAATTATATCCGTGTTGGCTATTATGCAAATTTTATTTTTCATATATGTATTGGCAAAGTCAATTACACACTGGTAATTAAGTTTTGTACCAATTTCCAAATTGGTTATTTGAATTACTTTATCTTTATTTTCAATAAATGATAAATCATAATTTTGGTCATTTAATAAAATAATTTTTTCAATATATTGGTTTTCCAAATTCCTATTTATGCACCATTCTAATTCCTTCTTTCTTATTTCATTGGTAGATATGTAATAATTTAAAATTAAATACATATAATACTATTAGAATTATATTTATTTTTTTAAATTTGGAAATTCCAATAGGAATTTAGTTTTTATAGGTATTTTCATTATTAGTTGATTTATCTAACATTACTATAATTACTAATAATAAGGGAACTATTTCTAATTAATTTACTTTTATAGTCGTATTTGTTATTTAGTTTTATTTCTTCTTGATTATCAATTATTTTATTTAACTTATTGTTTAAATGCTGATCTTTTTTTTTAATAAATTTATTCAAGATACTACTAACTTTGGTATTTTGATATATTGTATCCAAGCTAGTTAACTCTTTTCTATTTATTACACCATTTTGGCTATTATAATTTTCAATTAAATTTATATCATTATTATTTTTATAAAATTTTTCCGTTATTCTTTGGTATCTTCGTTTCTTCCTCATTTCCTCCTTAATTCTCTCTTCCTCTTTCTTCCTTTCTTCCTCTTTCTTCCTTTCTTCCTCTTTCTTCCTCTCTTCCTCTTTCTTCCTTTCTTCCTCTTTCTTTCTCTCATCCTCTTTCTTCCTCTCTTCCTCTTTCTTTCTCTCTTCCTCTTTCTTCCTCTCTTCCTCATTCTTTCTCTCTTCCTCTTTCTTTCTCTCTTCCTCTTTCTTCCTCTCTTCCTCTTTATTCTTACTTAAAGTAAGGGGGTCAAGTCTAACCTGATAAGTTTTATTAATGTAATTTTTAAAAATGGTAGGAAATAACTCAGTATTTGAATCTGAAACCAATTCTAATATATGACCTTTAATTGATTTTTCAAAATAGTCATTAATTAAAAAAATAAAAGATATATCACATTCATTCAGAGGAGAAGGGTAAATAAACTTTCTTATACCTGGGATGTTTTTTAATTTTTTGTCTTTATATGGGCGATAATTACTTTTATGATGATGATTAGATATTAAAGAAAAAGAGGGATTATAAACAAAATATTTGTTTTCAAGAAAAATTTGAGCTATTCTTCCATCACATCCAGGGACTCCAAACGGGAAATTGATTTCTTCGAAATTCAGTAACAGAGGAGATAAAAATATCCACGTATCTTGTGTGCTTCTAGCATTAGTTCTTAAATGGGAATTAATAAACTTATCATTCTCATACCCATCATTATCATACCTTGATAAACAACAAACACTATTTTTTAAAGAATTTTTATTAATCAGGCTTAAACTATCATTAAAGGAAATATCTGAATTTGAAATAAGTATTATTTCATTTAAAAATAAATTGGCATAGTTAATTGCTTTTTTAAATCCTAACACCTGTTCATCATTTTTAATTTGTTTAATTTTTTCATTATTATTTACAAAACTTAAATCGTATATTTTATCATTTATCAAATATATTTTTTTTATTAATTTATTATTGTTATTTAAAATTAGAGCTTGTTTTATTTCATTTAATCTTTCTGAATTGTCAGGTTCATAATAGCTGGATATTAAAATCATTTATTTTAATATATATATATATATGAATAATAAATTAAATAATTTAATGGAAAAATATAAATTAAGTTGGCAAGAACCAGTAATTACAGAATTGGAATTTTCCCGCCAAAATTTACAACAATTAAATTATATATCGTTCCCTTGGGCTACAATAATAGATTTAAAATTTAATAATCCAAAACTTAACATTTCTAGTCTTTTAGATGAAATTAAAAAAATAATTATTAGCTATAAAATACCTAAATCTAAATATTTTACCTGTTGCCAACATATTAAATATTATGAATTATTGGATTTTTTTAGCTCTATTGGACTTAAAACATTATATATTTCTCATAAATCTTTTTTTATCGATACATATAATAATATTAAACTAATAGCCATTCCGTTATATGCTGTAAACATTGAAAGCCCGGAAAGGAATATTATTTATCTTAATAACAAAGATTCTTTATTAGAAAAAAATAGAGAATATTTATTATCTTTTCAGGGAACTTATACTGATAAATATATTAGCAATATTAGAAAACAAATTGTTGATTTTAATTGGCCAGATAATTGTTTTGTTAAAAAAACTCAACAATGGCATTTCCAAAATGAAGTGTATAAACTAAATAAAGGTAAACTCTGTGATGATGATCAATTAAATGAGGATAAAATATCCTATAATGAATTATTATTAACGAGTAGATTTTCATTATGTCCGTCGGGTACCGGGCCTAATTCTATACGATTTTGGGAAAGTTTAGCATTTGGAAGTATTCCTATTTTGATAGCAGATACATTGGAATTACCGGAACATGATTTTTGGAAAGTATCAATTCTAAGAATAAAAGAAAAAGACTTGGAATTTTTATTAGATATTTTAGAAAAAATACCAGAAGAGCTAGAAACTCAAATGAGAAAAAATTGTTTATTTATGTATGAATATTTTAAACATAATTATGGTAATTTTAAATATTAAATCATTTTTTATCTTAATTTGATTAAACATTATTAGCTCCATTAGTTTTATTATTATTATTATTATTATTATTATTATTATTATTATTATCGTTTTCAGATTCATCTTGATTGGTAATTAAATGTCCCATTGTCCTGGAATTATCTTTTTCCCAGTCCGGCTTTTCTACGTGTTTTTCAAATTCTAAAGATGACTCAGTTAAATTATCTATAGATTTGCTAGATGTCATTAAAGAAGAACCCTTATAGTTATCTAATTTTTTAGGTAATATAGTTAATACATCTACTTTCATTTTTTTATGTAGTAAATTTGAAGCTTCAACAAGCTTAATATAATAGGAATAATTTTTATTTAAATAATCTTTCCCATCTTCTGATCGGTCGGCTCTAGTTAAATGAAGCATCTTATAAATATCTATAGCCAAAGTGTAAAATTCTTTACTTTGTTTAAACTCCAAGTCCATGCTAGTTTGAATAGATAAATAAAGTTCGATTGATCCCATTATTCCGATAACCATTCCAATCCCACAAGAAATTAAACTAATCCATTTTTGGGCCAAAAAAGTTTGAAGACCTACACTAGCTGTGGAATTTATAGATGCAAGAATAATTACAGGGATTCTGAAATATTTGCCATATGATTTCCAATAATAAAATTGTTGCCGATGATATTCACTTAGGTTTACAGAATTCACACGCAACTTTTCTAAAATTTGTTCAATTTCATCAGTCCACGTATCCTCCATATAGTATTTAAAAGCATTAAATAATCTACAAAATAAATAAATAAATATTTATAATTATTCAATCTAGATTCAAGCTATTAAATGAAAAAGGTTTTATATTCTATATTTATTTTATTTTTAAATATTAATGGAAAATAACGATCTTCCTGAAGATTTTAATTATAAAGCATATTGTAGATATAATAAAGATTTAGAAGGTCTTACCGAGGAGGAGGCGATTTACCATTTTAAAAATTATGGTAAAAAGGAGTATCGTCCCTATTCAATATTGCCACCCGATTTTGACTTCAAAGTTTATTTGGAACTGAATCGAGACGTTGATTGTTCCGATGAACAAACTGCTATAGATCATTTTATAAAATATGGATTTTATGAAGGAAGACCCTATAAAAAGAATGAATCCGTAGAGTTAAAAAAAAAGAAATATTTATATAACCAAAAAATTCTAGAGCAATTTTGTAAGATATATGAAGTAGATTCTGATAAGATAGATAGCGATAATAAAATTAAGTTCCGTTATTTATGTTATTTTTATTTGGATTATATTAGACAATTTAATATTCCAAAATTAAAACAAAATTTACCATATGAAGCAGTACTTGTTGAATTTCGTGCTTTTCCTCATATTGAATTTATTCTTAGAAATAATATATTAAAATTAGGTGAAGAATGGAGTATAACAATTATATGTGGTAATATGAATTATAATTTTGTAAGTAATTTAGCAAAGAAAATATCTCCTATGATTAAAATTATCAAAACGGATTATAATAATGTGATTCCTTCAGAATATAGTTTATATCTCACAAAAAAAGAATTTTGGACACAACTCAAGGGATCAAAAATATTAATTTTCCAGGAAGATTCCATTATTTTCAGAAATAATATTGATAAATTTTTATATTATGATTATATTGGTGCCCCTTGGCCGTTGGATAATAATAGTAACAAATCTCGAGTTGGGAACGGAGGGTTTTCACTTAGAACTAAACGTATAATGGAAAAAATAATAGATTCAATAGAAATGAATGAAACATTGTTAAATACACATACAATTGAATATATGAAAAGAACTAATTCGTTTATAACACCTGAAGATGTATATTTTTCCAAAAATATGGAAGATTTAAAAATCGGGAGATTAGCTCCCTTTTCTATAGCGAAAATGTTCGCACAAGAAAGTATAATATCTGAAAATTGTTTAGGAGGTCATAATTTTTGGCTATGTGATTCTAGTTGGGAGAGGAAATTAGCTAAAAATAACGTCGTTCAATTTAGGCCAAGATTTGATATGGAAGCGTTGGAACATAGAGGTGGGTGGAAAAGTATATTATTAGAATTAGAAAAATGTCATTTTTATTCAGATTCATCATATATAGATTTTTATGATATGATGGAACCATATTTTTTGTGGAAAAATGATTTTTTGGCACCTAACAAGTGGATTGGTATAATTCATTGTACACCTAAGACACCCAGTTATTTAAATGAATTAAATATTGATAATTTATTCAAAAATAATAATTTTTTAAATAGTTTAAAAAAATGTATATTTCTTTTTACTCTTAGCCCCTATTTAACTAATTATTTAAAAAAAAAAATTAATATTGATCTAGAACTCTCAATTCCTATTTATACAATTTTTCATCCAGTAGAAACATCCAATATACCTTTATTTGATATAAACAAATATTTGGAAAATAAAAATAAGTATTTAATCCAAATAGGACAACAATTGAGAAAAGTAACAACCATTTATAATATAGATATTCCAAGCCACAAAAAAATTTGGTTAACAGGATGTAAGGATTTTAAAAAAATGGAACGTTTATTAGATCAGGAAAGCACTTATTTTAATTTAAATGCCTCTGAATTAGATTCGTCAGTAGAAATGAAATACACGAAAACTTATAATGAATTTGATGAACTATTATCAAAAAATATAGTTATTGCTAATTTTTTCGATGCAGCAGCAAACAATACTATATTAGAATGTATTGTTAGAAACACGCCTATTTTTGTAAATAAAATTGAAGGAGTTATCGATTATTTAGGTGAAGATTATCCTCTTTACTTTGATTCCATTGAAGAAATACCATCATTATTGGATAGTAAAAAAATTAAAGAAGCTTACTTGTATTTAAAAAAATTAGATAAAAAGAAATTTTCTATTGATTCATTTATAAAATCCCTTTTTGCCCTAGTCTATAAACACTTTTTAATAACTTGAATTTTTAATGTTAGTGTATAAATTATACCAGTTTAAATCTTGCCTTTGTTCTTTGACAGGATCTATATTAGAAAAAGAAGTCATATAAAAAAATTTAACATGTTGAGTAATACCAATTTTCTCAATTTGAGATTTTAATTGGGCCAATTCTGGAGGGATAAGAATATGAATAAAAAAAGGTTTCTGGTCTCTTATTTTTTGTATGTTAATGATGAAATAATAAATTTGTTTAATAGAAGGAATATTTTTTTCGTAACAAATAAAATATATAAAGTGAATAGCAGTATTTTCCTTTTTAACCAATTCTCGTAATCTAATTGCACGTCTTAGGTATTTATTTATAAATAAATTATATTCTGTTTGATAATCTTTATCAACCTCCACATCATGAATAGACTTAAAGTTTAATGTTTTATGGGAAAGGCATAAATGTGAAGGGAGGTTTGGATGTGAACCTTCATTTATAAAACTATTTTCATTAAAAACTGAGTTTTCCTCTCCATTCGCAATTGATATTATTATTTCTACTACAGCATCAAAATCGGAAATAACCCAATCAAAAATATGAGTTTTCTGAGGAGACCCATTATATCTATCAATTGATTCTCTTACTTTACATGCATTTCCTAAACTTATTAAGTTCATTATATTTATAATTTATAAATATAATTAAATCTAAACCAAAATTGTATAGATAACTTTCCTATGGGATATTATTTTTTATCAATTCTTATTTATAGACAACTCTATAATTAATAAAATGAATTCGGAACAGCCATATATTGATTTGGTATCTAAGATATTGAAGAATGGGCACATTATGGAAGGGAGAAACGGCAACACTAAAAGTATATTTGGGGCAATGATGGAATTTTCATTAGATAATAATACAATGCCTCTTCTCACCACTAAACAAGTTTTTTGGCGTACTTGTTTTAAGGAACTATGTTGGTTTATAAAAGGGTCAACTAATAATGATGATTTGGTAAAACAAAATGTAAAAATATGGAATAATAATGCATCGAAAGAATATTTAAAGACAAGGAATTTAGATCATTACCAAGAAAATGATCTTGGACCCATTTATGGTCACCAATGGCGGCACTTTAACGCTCCATATAAAAGTTGTAACGATATCTATAAGGATCAAGGAATTGATCAATTACAATCAATTATCAATATGTTGAAGGATCCAGTTCTTCGAAGTTCACGCCGAATCGTTTTAAGTTCGTGGAATCCATGTCAACTAGATGAAATGGTTTTACCACCCTGTCATATTTTAGTACAATTCCATGTAAGGGACAACAAATACCTTTCAAGTTGCTTATACCAAAGAAGTGGAGATGTTGGACTTGGTGTTCCGTTTAATATTGCTTCCTATTCTTTTCTAACCCATTTATTGGCATTCCATTGTGATCTTACAGCGGAAAAATTTACTCATTTTCTAGGAGATGCTCATATATATGAAGACCATATACCTGCATTAACAGAACAAATAACTCGGGTGCCCTACGAGTTTCCAAAGATATCATTTAAAGAAAAGAAACCTAAAATAGAAGACTATGATTACAACGATATCATTTGGGAAAAAGAATATAAATATCATGATTCTATCAAAATGATTATGATTGTTTAATGGTTGTTCTCATCAAACACAAAATTCATATTATCCATATCTTGTTTAGTGATTAGTCTATATGGGCGAATTTGATATAATTTTTCTTTTACTACATCATTGGGATCTTGTGGCCGTTTGCGAAATGCTGCTTTCACTCTATATCCTTCTCCATTATTTCCTACTTTTATATCTTCTTTTTTAGTTACCAAAGGACTAATGTAGTAATAAGCAAGAGATTTACGAAATATTCCTTCTGGACAAGTTAATTTTTCCGGCATACCATGCCATGATTCTTCATTGGTACGAAATATAATAGCAGTATTAAAGACAACAGGAGATCTAGATATGCATTCAGATACATCGCAATTCCATAATTCAGTATCTCCATTCCAATCTTGATTCCATCCTTTGCTCATGTAAAGGATTATATTTAATCTCCTTTCTTTTTCCAATTGAGGATGTTTTTCATAATCCAAGTGTAGGTCTAGTCTCCCATTTTTTGGATGAATATGCAAACCAGCACCATGTAAAAATGGATCAAACTCTAATTCGTCAATAGAAGAAAGTTTTCTAAATAAATTAATAATTTCATCCATTGACAATAAATAAAAATATTTTTTTATGACAGCAGGATAATTTTCCAAATCATCATTAGCATATTTTAATTCTATCGGATTATAATATTTATGCCAATTTCCACCTTTAATATCTTCTGGGAAACTTTCATAAATTTTATTTGCAAAATCATCATTTAAAAAATTGTTTATTATTATATGATCAAATGGTTTATTTGTTTTAAATTTTTGCGATAGAGTAGATAAATCATTAATCCAACTTCCAAAATAGGACATTTTGTTTTCAATTCTATTGGTTAATTTATTATCTAACAAACTTATTTTGTAGTTATCGAACAATAAATCATTTAAACCCTCCTCCAAGTTAACTTCGATATTCCACCCTAGATCCTTAAGTTTTTGATTACTAATATAATATCTTTTATCATTAAATGGTCTATCCTTAACATAATCTATCCAATCTTCATAATTCTCGGTATTTTTTATTTTTTTGATTAAAATTTTGGCAATTTCCATTACTGAATATTCCATGTTTTCATCGCACCCTATATTGTAAATTTCCCCTATTTTACCCTTGTCCAATATAACTTCAAATGCTTTGGCTGTATCATAGGCGTGTAAAAAAGCGCGTATTGTTTCTCCTGAACCTTCAATGGTAACTTTCCCACCACTTTTTAATTGTTTGATAAACTTAGGAATTAATTTTTCAGGATATTGGTTTCTTCCATATACATTATTTCCTCGCGTAATTATAATAGGAAAATTAAAAGAGTGGTAATAGGATTGAGCTATTAATTCTGCTCCTGCTTTTGATGCTGCATATGGATTAGTTGGGCATAATATTGAATGTTCTGTTTTATGTTTCTCATTTACATCTGTCATAGATTCCCCATATACTTCATCGGTAGATACATGAACAAATCGTTCAATTTTCCCATATTTTCGACATGCTTCTAACAAATTGTTTGTGCCAAGAACGTTATCTTCTGAGAAACGAATTGAATCATCAAACGAATTCAATACATGGGATTGTGCTGCAAAATGAATAACATGGGTGATATTATTTTCCTTTAATAGTTTGTCTACTAAATTAAAGTCATTAATGTTTCCTTTTTGGAACAAATATTTAGGATGATTACGAATTGATTTATATACATTATTTTCATTCCCACAATAATAAACCGCATCTAGATTTATAACTTTATAGAAATGGTTATTTTCCGAATTAAAAAAATAATTAATAAAATTACTTCCTATGAATCCAGCTCCTCCTGTTATTAGTAAATTTTTTGAATTTTTTATTTTATTTAATTCAGTCTTGTAATTTTTCATTACTTCCAAAACAGAATCATTAATGTTTTTTACATGTGGAAATATTAATTCAAGCTTTTTAGTATCTAAGTAATTATTTGATCTATCACAAGATAATACCTTTCTTTGTTCTTCCAAATTGAAGTTTTTCCATGTGAAATAGGGATCAACTATATCTTTATACATATTAAGAATCTGATCATGTGTAATTAGTCCAGGGTTTGTAAAATTAAGAACTCCTATTTCTTTTTGTTCCATTAATGGAACAATGAGAGGTAATAATTCAGGTAATACAGACATTGAATTAGGTATTGAACAAATTTTCTCGTAGTTGAGTATTTTAGTAATAAAATTCCGCTTATTGATTTGTTCGTTTATTGGCATACGAATACGTAAAATTAATGTGTTTTTATTACTATTTAGCAATTGTTCTGTAAAACCTTTAACTATCGAATAAGAGGATCCATAAAAATTAGCTTTATCTGATTCTAGAAATCCATTTTTTTCTTGACCAATAATGTGTTTATCATCATAAGAAAATATACATCCTGTTCCCAAATAGGTAAAATGTATATTATGCTCTCTGCATATATTACTTAACAGCACAGGGGAATATAAATTATCCCGCATATTTTCTTTAAGCTTACCCTCTTGCTCTAAATAATCAATCGTAGGATAATACTTATCGTTTGCATATCCGTGGGTTCTCCCAATAAAGGAAATAATATGGGTAGGATTAAAATCGGAAATCTCACTTATAATACCAAAGGTATTCTCGGCTCGCGATAGAGCTTTCCTAAATTCGATTTTTAGTTTTTCTAAAATTTCAACAAACTGGCTCCCGATCCATCCTCTCGCTCCGAAAATTAATATTTTCATTATATTATCAAAACATAATAAAAATATATATTTATATTTTTCGTATACAAATTCTAAAAATTTATATTTTAAATTAATAATATGGTCGGTTCTGATAAATTAGATGAATATAAAGATTTTTGTAAAGAATATATGATTGACCATGAAGATATTATATTAAAGGCCAATCTGAAATTTGACTTTTGCTGTTATAAAAATAATATTTATTTTAAAAACATTCCTATTATATCAACATCCTTAAATCTCCAAAATGAAGCTGTAATCCTAGTATTTGAAAAAAAATATTATTTTGAGTTTTTATTGCGGAATAATGTATACAAATTAGGAAAAAATTGGTCAATCACAATAATATGTGGGAATTTGAATTTTGAATTTATTAAAAAAATTGTAAAAAATATTAGTCCTCATATAAAAATTGTAAAATTGAATATAGAAAATTTATCCGAGGATGAATATAATAATCTATTGACCAAAAAAAACTTTTGGAATATGTTCCAAGGAGAAAAAATTTTATTATTTAATTCAGAAACATATATTAATTTTGGTGATCTTAATGTTTATCTTTCCTATGATTTTGTTGGAAATTGTGAAATTCCAACTATTTATAAAGAAAGCAATTTACCTTTTTATAGTGGTTTATCATTACGATCTAAGTCAATAATGTTAAAGATAATAAATTCCATTCCTATTTCTAAAACTAATCCTACACCCGAATTAGAATATTATATGTCTAGGAGAGAACTATCAATCATACCTGAGTGTTTATATTTTTATTTAAATGCTAAAAACTTATCATTAGGAAACATTGCCTCATTTGAATTATGTAACAAGTTTTGTAGCAATTATGATATTAATTCTAAAGCGTTTAGTTGGTATAATTTTTGGAAAAATCAAAATTCATGGGAGCAAATCTGGGGTAATATTTTTAAAATAGAAGAATATTTTCCAACAAGTGACATAGATTTATATTTAAAATATCTAAAACTTGACAATTCGTATAATAAAAATATACATATCAAAAATGCATTTGATGTAGATTTATATTTTTGTAAGAAAATAAATAGTTTAAGTCTTACTACGAAAGAGGAAATTCTTAGATATATCCAGGTTATTGGAATGGAAGGAATTATTTACCATCCAAAACAACTATTAAATATATTTCCTTCCATAAAATTTATAATCTTTTACAAGCAAATTTTCATTTCTTATAAAAATAAAATAACTCTTGGTTCATCATTTGTATCCAATTATTTATACAATAATACCTATGATTCAATTTCGAAATATCTAATCAAGAGAAGATATATAAACTTTAATCCTGATTTTCCTTTATTAATTTTGGTATTTATTGGGAATCAAGCTAAAGGAAAAACGTTAATAGATTATTTAATTAAATATGTAAAAATACAAGATTGCAATATTGCTTTTTGTTTTAATATTAATAATAATGTGGATGAAAAATTTAAAAATTATATTAAAAATAATTTAACTTGGTATGCAGTTTATGAATCCAAAGAATTTGGGACAGATATTACCCCTACAATTATTATGTATGATGAAATTCAAAAACAATACAATTTTCCACACATTATCAAATTGCATTCGAAAACTATAGAACCTAGTTTTACTGATTTAACAAAATTTCTTCTCGATAAACCTTTACGCCAGCTTGTACTTTACAAAAATCCTTCTTGTAATTGCATTGGACCTAAAAACTATTATATAAAAGTTAACAAAGATAAATTTAATAATGAACTAAAAATAAGGTATTTAAATGTTTTGAAAATTAATAGCGAATTTGTAAGTGGTACTATATTTTATTCGCCCGGTAAAGTATTTAAAAATTGTTTACAATTTTTTAAAAACCATTATAAGATATTCTTATTTAATAATTTGTATGAAAATAATAGCATCAATTTAAATAATTCCCCAATACATTTTTTAGAAAGATTATTTGGGTGTATTAAATATTAATATAGTATAAATGGAATTTGCTCTTCTTTATATTTCTAACAAAACTCCAAATAAAATTATAGAATTGCAATCAATTTCATTATCTTTAGAACTCTTTAAAAAATACTTTTATAATTCCCCAATATATTCATTTCACATCCCAAATGATGTTAGATCAAAGGAAATTTTTAAACTTGATAAATTAATTTCATCTACTGGAACTAAAGTTAACTTATTGTATGAATTTACCAACTTGAACAACCGGATTTTATCTCCCGTTGAAAAACTTCAATTACAACAAGAAATTTCACTACAATCGACACTCTTTGGAAAGATGAAATATCAAAATGTTAAACCTTATAAACAAATAATCCAAAACATTTTGAATAACAAATTTCATTTTTTGTATACAGAAGAGTTTAAATCCGATGTTTTAAATTTAATTATTCACATTCAATTACCGATTAATATATTTACAACAGAATCTATTTCTCTTAAGAAAAAAGAAACAAATCAAATCAAAAGCGTTTTCCAGGAACAAGTTATTATGAGAAATAATTCTAACAAACCTGATCATTACTCAGACTTTGATTTAGAAGCTTATTTTGAAAAAGAATTAAAATGGTAATCTTTTGGTTGGTTATTATATGTCAAATAAAAGATTGTTTTCACATCAGGCTGAAAAAAGTGCTTCGGATATATTATTTGAAAGAAAGAATAATACTCTCCTTCGATTTCATCGTGCCCGTGTGATGGGTGGCAGAATGGCTCGTTTTGTTAGTTTTGAAGAGTTCCATGCATTGTTAAGACAATTTTATTTTACAAATTATAAAGAATATGATATACAAGTTCCTCTTTCCCTAAGAGATACAAACTCTTCCTTTATAACTTATCGCCGAATTAAAGAACATATCTCACAATGTCCAAAATGTGTAAATAAAAGAGAATTTCCACTTGATCGATGTTTATCATTTAAACAAATTCTTTATCCTTATGGTTTATATATATCGGATAATATACGGCCTGTATTTTATATGCATAATGGAATTGATTTTAATAAATGGTGTCGACCTTGTTTATTGTTAGATAAATCACTTACACAAAGATTAGAAAAGCCAACTGAATATATATCCGCAGATTCATTTTTAAATTCAAATGAATCTTATAGTGAAAAAAATTCCTCCTCTGTATTTATATGAATGGTAAAAGAAGTAATTATATGGCTGGTAGGAAAGAAGAAATAATCAACAAAAATAGGTATGCAGAAATATTTTTGGAGGAACTAGATAAGGATTTTATAAGATTAATAAAAGCAAAAAGTCATATACCAACCGATAGATATACTCGAATTATGGAAATGAAAAAAAAAGCGATTTTTTACCAAAAGAATAATAGTGCTAATGATTGGAAGGAAATAATGACGATAATACATTTAGTAGAAAGGATAATAAATTTAAAAAAAAACTATAGTTCAGAATCTAACAATATAACATCAATGATTTATACAACCAATCCAATATCAATAAAAACGGAATACAAAATATACCATGAAATATTTGGTATACCGAAAAATAATAAATATGAACAACCCAAACTTGAAAAAATAAGGTCAATATTTTAAAATATACAACAACAAAAATAGTGAAGAATAAAAATGAGTTGTTCATAACAATTATATGGCTTTGACCTTTCTTCCAACTCAGTTTGTTCTAATTGATTTAATGGAGGTGTATCTCTATGAAAAAAATATAATGCAATTCGATCATGAATGTTCATATTATTAATTTTATGTTGCATTAACACTCTATTCATTCCATTAATCTGATGGTCTATCATAAAATATATAATTATATTAAACTTTAAGACTTTCATTTTTATTTATTATCAAAACAATAAAAGTCGGTTTCCAAAAAAATTTTTTTACTTTCCCTTAGTATTTTGGGAAAAAGATAAGATATTTTTCCAAAATTACCATGTTTAATATTATATAAAAATAATTAGGGTGTTACATTCTTAAAATTAAAACTTTCATATAAAAGTTCCAGTTCTAACGTTAAACTATAATCCATATTGTTTAAATCTATAATATTTCCAAATTTATCTAAAAGTTTTATATTAATTTTGGCAATATTAATAGGACCAGTATACCTACGTACCTTGGATAACGGATTGTTATCTTCCCTAACAATTAGACTAAGTTTTCCATCTGACATGGGAATTTTTGCTATAACATCTTCATTTAAAATTCCCTTGTCAAAAAATACAGAGTTAATTGTATTATTATTATTTTGGAAATCGTTTATGGCCAGGAATACATATCTATCACCACCCGCATCAAATAACCCTTCCGAAAATAATTCATTTTCTATTTTGGCATAATTTCCAAGGCGGAATCCTAATAACCAACCAAATGTATACATGATATTTTGTTGTAAATTATCAACAAATTGTATAGAGAAGGTGAGTTTTTTAGAAGAATCTAAGAGTTTAAACTTAGTTCTAAAATTAAAATTATCAATTGAAAATTCAATATATTTTAAAAGAGTTTCCTTGGATGAAAGATAGAAATAAGTGTTGTTTAGGAAATAAGAAAGGGAATCACTATCATAATTGCCTTGAGGAATTATAATTTGATAAACATATTTCTGGTTTTCATCTTCGATAGTAATTTGAAAATAATTGTTTTTGTAGGTTTCGGAAATTAAATACCATGAATTTGGAAGTTCAATTGATACTAAACGTAAGGATAGTACGTTTTTGATTTCAGAGGGAAACATATAAAGAAAATCGGCAGGATCGCTTTTATAGTAATTATGTCTAAAACAAGAATTAAGATAAATATTTTGAGTTAAAGTAATTCGTTTTACAGGATTTAATATCCCAGGGACCACTGAATTTACAAAACCATTATTGATTGTATTGGTATTATTTTTATTATTATAACCGGGTGTAAATTTTTGCACGTTATAATTAGGTTCGTTTAACAAACTAAATTTTCCTACATTCTCGTTATAAGCTTGTAGAGATCTTTGCATAATTAAATCAATAAGATCATTATCCGAGTAAAAAGAAAAATTATTAATAGCAATAATCTTTTTAATAAAATCATTGATTGTTTCAACAGAGTCTTCAGAGTCAAACTTTTTTTCTAATACATTTAATATTTTTTTGGCTTTTCTATAAAATTCCTGATATTCTTGTTTTTGACTTTTTTCCACTTTTTTATAAATTTTATCTGTTTGATCTTGGCAATCTTGTAAACTATCTAATTTAAAAATTCTTAATAAATCATTAAAATTATAATTACTTATATCTAAATCTTTGCTCATATATAGATTAAGTTGATTATATTTAATTTAAATATTACCTATTTAATTGCATATTGAATTTTTAGAATATTATCTTTTACTCCTTCTGTTGGTGTTTTAAAAACTATATTGATTACCAGTACAATTTGGTCATCATATGGATAGTCATCAATAATTTTTTGAATCATTGTCCAAGTTAATGAGCTAGCTAAAGTACATGTATTCAAATCTAAAATAGATTGTATGCTTTCAAATTCTGAACGAAATTTTATTAATGAATCTTCGGTAAAACATTCTCTAGACATTTTTAAATCAGTTTCAATATTTGTCAAAATTGTTTCAAATAGGTAAAAGGGTAATTTATCTATTTTTCGATGTTGTGATTGAAGAGAAATTAAAGGAAAGTAAATATTATTATTACTATTATTTAAAATAGATTTATTAATAGCAAAGTTATTTCCAAATGGAAAGAAAATTTGCAAAAAAGAAGTAAGACTTATATTAATTTCATCCAAATATATAATATGCGAATTATCATCTTTAATTAATTGTGTAAATTCTTGTGATAATACCGCTACATTAATAGTTTTTTTATCCATTACAATAAAATAATATAATAATTATGAATAGAAAGAAATTAAGTATTTACTAAAATAAAATAACGTTAATTATTATAATAATTAAAATGCAGACTCCAAAAAAAGAAAGTATAAATAACTTTTCTCAAATGAGTGTATATATAAATAAATTCCTAACTGACAAAAAGAATAAATCTCGTTCTCAAATTAAAAAAAATTCTATCCCAATTAATACAAATAACGATAGGAATCCAGTAAATAAAATTCAGAATATAATCGAAAAGACAAGAATGGAAATAAATAGTAAAGATTCAATTAGCGAGAATAGAAAAAATATAAGTAAAAAAGATGAAAATGTTAGAGAAAATACTCAAGATCAATTTAAAAATGTAGAGAAAATAGAGAAAATAATAAAAATAAAGACAAATTTAAAATCTAATTATTTATTTCATTATGCCCATTTTATCTGTGATTTTATGTTTCCGTTGGTATGTGGTGGTTTAAATAAATATTCAAAGATTGTTAGACATAAAACACTAAATCAAACAATAGGGAATTTTGATAAGTTATGTAGAGAAATAACAAGTAATAAATATGAAGAAATGAATGATAAAGAATATAGTGGTTGTTTAGCAAAAGAAATAGAATTGCCATTAAAAGAAACTTTAAAACAAAAAGATTTTTTATACTTTCAAAAATTCATGTGGGAAAAGTTTGTTTTCGGAAACACCAAATATAAGGACATTAAATGGCCAGAAGTGATATTAATAAAAAGATCTGTTCAAAAAATTATTAATATTGAAGAATTTGAAACAAAAGGAATGATATATAGGAAAAATAATGGAACAGAAAGAAGAGAAATTGTAAAAGTAGATAAAATAGAAGAAGAATTAAAAAAAAAATACAAAGACCGATTCAAGGCAATATGTTTAGAAGATTCAACTATGGAAAGTCAAGTAAATTTATTTTATAATGCAAAATTAATAATTGCAGCCCATGGAGCAGCTTTAATAAATCTATTTTTCTGTAAACCCAAAACTATAGTAGTTGAAACGATAGCCTTACCATGGTATTTTTTTGATACTATTTCTTCAAATTTATCATTAGTTCATAATAAATGTGAGAATTCGTATGAGAAACTAAAAAATATAATATCCACTATTCAAGTATAATAAAAAATATAAATTTACAATTATCAAGATTTATTAATAGGTTCAATGTCAAACTTATAAACATTTTTTATCAAATCATCCAAATATTTATTATCTTCAGGATTTAGAAATTCTATTCCATTACTGGGACTAGTTGTCGTTAGTTCAATAAAATGAATATTAGAGTAAGTCTCGAATTTATTATTTCTTTCGTTGCCCAGAGATTGTACAATACAGATTAATGCAAAATTATTATCAATTTTGCTTTTCAAAAAGATATTAAATTTCTTGATTTTCTCCTTAAACATTTCATTTATAGGTTCATGATTAACTTGTAAATTAAAAAATACTTTAAATTCGGTAGACTTACATAATTTCCGAAAACGTTCAACACAACGTTGAAAATAGGCATAGTCATCTTTTTTAAGAGGGTTATGGTGATTAAACATTTTATCTTCACTAAACGGGAAATAAAATTCATGATTTTGTTGCCAAGCTTTGGGATCTTTATCAGGATAATATTGTTGATCTAAAAATTTATTGAAATCGTCATCAATGCAATGTTTGATAAGATTTACATTAGAAAATATCCAATCAAAAGGATAGGATTCTTTTTTCCACTGATTGCGTTTAAGCATAGATGCAGAATGACAATTGTTTCCTAAAGAGCAAATATGTTTAATAGGGATCATATAATATTTACAAACAAAAAAAATCAATTTACATATGATAGGAGTTAAATAATAAACTTATAAATAATTATGGAAGAACTAAATATAGAAAAAATAGAGGATATTATTTTGAATTTAAAATTAATATCCAAAATAAAGCAAAATGATAAAATGGTTGTTATTAATAAAGTAATTCAAGTTGACAACAGATTTCTTCAGCCATTATGGAGATGGTATACCTCTGATAATAGAACCGAAACATTTATTTTTATAACACTGATTGTAAATAAAGCTATTGAATATACTATATCAAAAGATAAACGAACAGAGGACACAATATATAGTAGAGATGGTGTACAAAAGGATTTAAAAAATAGTTTATTAGGATTGGAAAATTTGGGAGCAACGTATAAAAATGATATGTTAATAAGTTCGAAATTAGATTTATTAAAGGAAAAGATATCTAAAGTTTGTAATGTAACTAATAAAACCAGTGGGAAAGAATAGTTCCGGTATCTTGTTGTAAAGTAATTGCGATTGTTCCATGACTGACTATTGCAATTATAAACAAAGCAAAAAATTGCATTGTAGATACAGGATCAACATATAAAAAGGATTTAAAGTTGTATAAAACATAAATGTACAAAAATAATAGAAGAACACTAGAAAATACCAAAGATTGATATCCTGGTTGAAACAATACTTTTTTCCAAAAAGGTGTTTTAGATTGCACATCTTTGGCCGAGGTATAGTTATCTGCTAACGACAATGGAGTGCTAACGCTTGAAACATAAGTACTAGCCGACATAATTAAAATAATATGAGAAAAAAAAGGAATTATATTATTTTAATAAAAAAGAGGGCTTAAAGAACAGCCAAAATAAATATTTCTTGGTAACCCACTTAAAGAACAGCCAAAAAATATATATTTTGTCTAACCTACTTAAAGAAAAAGTCAAAACTTGCAAATTTTTCCAAAAAGTATTTTCGATTTTCTCAAAATGGACAAAAAAAAATGTCCAAATTCAGAAAGTCGAAAATACTTTTTGGAAAAATTTGCAAGTTTTGACTTGTGACGATTATGCTCTAAATTCGATTTTTAGTCAAAAAAAAACGTGACTGAAATTTTTTTTTTCGATTTCGTTGGCCAGGGTATGTTTTTTTCGGTTTCCATTTTAGGAAACCAATGGAAACCCAAAAAAACGAGAAAAACGAGCAAAAATTTAATTGTGTTTATTGTGACTTTTCATGCTCTGCGAAATCTGATTGGAATCGCCATATTTTGAGACCTAAGCATCACAAACTGGCAAATGGAAACCTTTTGGAAACCAAAAAAACGAGAAAAACGAGCGAAAATTATATTTGCGTCTGTGGAAAAAAATATTCATCCAAATCGGGATTATGGAAACACAAGTCAAAAAATATTTGTAAAAAGAGGGAAAGTATAACAGACCACTCGCGTCAGGAAATCACTACAGATAAAGAATTAATTCTGAACTTGGTAAAACAAAATGCTGAATTGTTAGAAGTTATAAAAAATGGTACTCATCATACTACCAATAATACCTATAATAAGACTTTTAATTTACAATTTTTCTTAAATGAAACATGTAAAAATGCCATGAATATAAAAGAATTTGTGGAAAATGTAGAAATACAAATGGATGATTTATTAAGAGTGGGAGAAAAAGGATATGTCGAAGGAATCACAAACATAATAACCTCTAATTTAAAGGCACTTGACATTACTAGGCGGCCCATACATTGTACTGACCGGAAGAGAGAGATTCTATATATTAAAGATGAAGATGAATGGATGAAGGATGAAAAGAAATTAAAAATTAAACAAGTCATTAAAAAAATTTCAAACAAAAATATAAATTATTTGTCTTCTATTACAACTAACAACACTTCAGAAGGTCCTGTAGTAGAATATGAAAATATAATGTTAGAATCATTAGGAGGTGAGGGTAATAATGAAAATGAAAAACAACAAATAATTATCAAAAATATTTCAAAGAATGTTTTTATAGAAAAAGAATGATAAAATAATATATATAAGATATTTTATATCATTTAATTACTACTTTGAATTTTTAAAACGATAACTTTTGTTAGGATTCATTGACCTTGAAATAACAATAGATAGCACGGCAAATTTAATGTCCCTGGGAGAAAAAATAAAAAAAAAAATTGATTTTATTTTTTTTTCATCATTCAATGTATTGAATTGGATAATGAAGGTTCTAAACTTTACGAGTAAAAATAAGAATGGATTGGAGGTCCTTAGTAATTTTTATAAAGGTAAGTTAAAAATAAATAATAATTGGTATTCTTGTGGAGAAAATGCGTTTCATGGAGAAAAATATTTATATATTAGTTTATTTCAAAATTATGATAGAAAAGAAGAATTAGAAAAATATGGAAAAAAATTTCAAATCGAAGGTGAATATGGTCATTTGAATCCTTCGGAAATAAAAAAAAAGGGAGGGAAAAATGGAATGATGTTAGATTGTTCGGAGTTGGAATTATGGTATAAAGGGAGTATGAATGTTCAACGTCAAATTTGTGAAGAAAAATTGAAAAATGATGAAAAAGTAAAAAATGAATTGATAAAAAGTGGTAATAATATTTTGGTGCATCCTTCGCGAGTGAATGATGATAAAATAAGGAAATTAGTTTGGAATGGAAGAGGGAAAAAAGTAGATGGAAAAATTGAAATAATTGGTGGAAATAAATTGGGAGAAATTTGGATGGAATTAAGATCTAAATTATAGTGCACTTATAAGTTTAATTTTATTTAACTTATAATATTGTTGTTCATTATTATAATCATGTAATCCCCAAAAATGATTGTTGGGTTCTCTTAGTCCATCAAATCCAACTAAAATAATTTCTTTTTTTGGAAACATGGATTTCATTTTTTGATAGGCGACGAAACCAGTCGTTGGATGAGGTTGAGATTTACTATATTCTTTTAGATTGACAACATTTGGAATAGCTAAAAACGATTTGTTATCTTTGTATTTGGAATACTGATCATTTCTAGGATTATTTTCATTTATCAACGTATATCTTAAAGGTAATATAAAAAAGGTAGTGAAGAATCTATGATAATGCGTTATTTTATAAGTCGGAACATGATTGTTGCAAAAATTTAAAAAAAGGAATTTTTTGTTTTTTGAAAATCTTGGCCCATCGGATTTTGCTCCATTCATAAAACAACCAATATCATGATCTCTGATATCCTTAAAATGAATAGGCTTTAAAAATTTATTGTTTCCTATTAAATATATTTTTTCCAAATAGTAAATATATAAATAAATATAAATAAAACCAGATTAGTAACTATATAATATAACATGCCGCCTTTAGATTTATATTTCTTATTGAAATTAAAAGCTAATTTTAAAAGTTATGTAAACTTTATCGAGTCGGGAACTTACTATGGCCAAACAATATTTAGTGTAGAGCCATTGTTTGAATCTTTGCATACGATTGAAATAAAAGAAGAGCTATATAATAAAACTAGAGCCAAATATACTGGAGAAAAAATAAATTTTTACTTGGGAGATAGTGTGGATGTGTTAGAAAGTCTATTACCAAATGTTAAAGGTCAGTCAATTTTATTCTTGGATGGCCATTGGAGTGCAGGTGTTACTGGAAAAGGAAAAAAAGATTGTCCATTATATGAAGAATTGGAAAAAATAATGGACTTTCATGAGGAGGCTGCTATAATTATAATAGATGATGCCAGGTTATTTGGAAAAGGTCCCTCGAATAGTGATGAAATATGTAATTGGGAGGATATAAATGAAGAAAAGTTGATAGAAAAAGTAAAGACAAGAATGACTAAAAATTATTATTTACCATCTAGTTTTGAAGATAAAGATAGATTAATCATTCATATTGGAAAAAAATAAAAAATAAAATTGATTTTTAATTTATTTTATTTTTACGATTAAAAACTTTATTCTTTTAGATAAGAGATCATATTTAGAATGAATCGTTTGCCTACAATTGTGGAAGCATTGGATAGGATGATGGAGACATCTGCGAAACAGGAAGTAGGTAAGTTTAGAGCCAAATATTTTGAAAAGAAAAATCCTTCCAAAAATGGCTATTTTGTAAAAGATGTGCAAATTGAAGAAGTGATTTCTTTCAATAAAAAAACCATTAAAATTGCAGGAAAATTAAATAGCAATCGTGAACAAGAAATTGTTTGTATTAAACTAAAGTTGAAGAATGAAGAGGCACCTTATTGCTTGAGTTTTTAAAGTTTAAGATAGTTATGTTTTTTTATCACAAATAACTTTAAAATTATTTTGGGGAAACATATGAATAAACTTATCATATTCTTCTTCTGACTCAAAGTGAATAATTGGAGGGGTAGGCCAAGAAGAAAAAGGAAGTGCATTTAATGTAGAAGATTCTAAGCAGAGTAACTGAAACAAGGCCAGAAAACGTCTTTCATAAGGAGATTTATTATATATTTTTTTGGATAAAAATTTCCATTTCCACTCAAATTGGAGTGCTGCGCTCCAGGTAGGGAATTCTGACACATAGCAAACACGTCTCCAGGTTAGGCCTTGATTTATTTTTTTAAGCGTTGCTTTAGCTCCTCCTTTGATAAATCCAAGATGTTGTTTTAAACGCCTATCCAAATTTTTAGTAGCTCCAATATAAGTACATTTATCTTCACATTCTAAAAAATATACAAAATTCATATTTATTAAAATAATAACTTTTTATACTTTTATTATATGAAATACATTTATCAAAAAGACTTTAACGAAGGAACCTATCGAATTCTTGAATCTGGGGAATATAAATTAATGGAAAACATTACATTCCACCCTAATGCCTCATACAATTTTTTACCTCGCAAAGAACAATCACATTATCCTTTAAATAAAGGATATGTATTAGGTTTTTTTGCTGCTATAACCATGGAAAATGATGATATAAGTTTAGATTTAAATGGATTACGAATAGAATATAGTGAGGAATTTAATTTAAAACAAAGATTTGGTTCAATAATAGAAATCGGTTCATCGCCCTTTATTCCCAAACAAGGACCAGCCAACTTTGGTGATACATTTAAAGGATGTAACAATATAATAATTAAAAATGGCCGGTTGGGAAGAAATCCTCATCATGGGATACATGGGAATAATTGCAATAATGTATTAATTAAGAATCTAGTTATTGAGAATTTTGAAATAGCCGGTATATCCATTAATGGGGCTGCCGGAGTACAATTAGAAGAACTAGTTATCCAAAACACCTCCAATGTAAAAATGCTTTCCCCCTATTCGCAAGCAAAATTTTGTTTACCAGTATTGAAGAAAGTAGTAGAAAATAATCCAGGAAAAGAGTTAAAAACGTATAATAAAATATATAGTGGTGAAGAGATTGTATCTAGTCTGGAAAATGAAATATTGTCATTTGAAAATTATGCATTATATAATAGATCTTATTCTGGTATATTTTTAAATAAAACTGGTTTAACTGATGGAAATATTTATGGAATTAGTTTAAATTCCGAAGGGGTGTTAATTAACGATTTTAAAACCAAATGGGAAGAAAATAGTAAAAATAAAGATCATATAATTAGAAATGTAATTATTAAAAACCTTAAATCATTACCAATTGAGTCACGTGTTTTAGCAGTAGAAAATGAAACGTTACCAAATTATGGCAAAAAAGTATGTAAGGGAATATTTGGAGATGTATTGGATTTTAATTTATGTGTTGATGAAAAAGGTCAATATAAAGGAAATGTTTTATCTAATGCACAACTATACTTAAATTTGTACAGCTCGTCCGATCGTAAAGGAACTGCAAATTTTCCTCCTAAGCTTTATATGTGGATTGATAGCAATCATAATATAGAAAGTATTGTAGAAAATATGAAGGATGAAATATATTGGGTAAAGGGAATCGATTCAATGGCCCATTCGATGAAAGGAAACATAGGCTTATTTGTTAGCCAGGGACAGAACATACATATAAATGGATTAGATATAGAAAATATAGATAATTATGGGGAAGAAAAAAATGTTTTGTCTAGCCAATGTTGTGGAATAGTAATAAGTGGGAGTAGAATAATTTCAGAAAATGGAGTCCGGATAAAGCAAATTAATAGCTATCATGGAAAGGATTATGAGCAATTATTAATTTAAAACAATTTAAAAATAAATAAGATAGTAAAAGTAGCATGCAAATATTTGTGAAAACGTTAACAGGGAAAACAATTACATTAGAAGTGGATGCTTCTGATACAATAGATAATATAAAAACCAAAATACAAGAAAAAGAAGGAATACCTCCAGACCAACAAAGATTAATATTTGCAGGAAAGCAACTAGAAGATGGCAGAACTCTTAGTGATTATAACATTCAAAAAGAAAGTACACTACATTTAGTACTTAGATTACGAGGAGGTTAAAAGATTTTAAGGACAATAAAAACATAAAAATAAAATATATTAAATTTATATGTTTAAACATAGTGATAAACACAAGGCAATTTTTTGGCATATTCATAAAACAGGAGGGTCATATGTGGAGCATGTACTTGAGCGCTATTACAATTTTGGCATAAATATGGCAGAAGTAGAAGATAAAAATATAGAAAAAAAAGAGTTTATAATTGATAATGATGATGATTTGGAAAACATAATGAAAGAATTAATTAACGAAATGGACGAAAAAAAAACACAACAAAAGGACATGAGGAAAAAAAATTTGTTAGTAAAAAAAGAGTTAGAAGCAAGAAAAGGAGAGATAAATTGGAAGGAAAAAAGATGGACAATTTTAACAGAAGATAGTAAAAAAAAGAAGGAAGATTTGGAAAATGTGGAGGAATTTATGTTGGAAATTGAAGGAGAAGAAGAAAAAGTGGAAGTTTTATTGTTTGATTGGAAAAATGAAAAAGAATTGGAGAAAAGAAAAGAGAAACAAAAAAAGAGTAGTAAGAAATGGAACAAAAAAGATGATGAGAAAAAAGGAGGATTAGCAGCAGCAATAGAAAATAGAAAACGTGAAAAATTACCAAGTTATATGCAAATTCCTTTAGAAAAATGGCAAACCTATTTTAAAAGTTGTATTGTGAGGAATCCTTATGATAGAGCCATATCAAGCTATGAATTTCTTACACAACGTTATGGAGACAAGAGAGGTCATCCAGATTTAGATAAGAAAGAATGTGATTTTAAATACTTTTTTAAGAATGAAGAGAGATTAAATAGTAATGGATATATGCATTTTCATGCTTATGCGAGTCAATCACAGAATATTCGAGATACAAAATATGGAATTACAATGGATTTTATTGGGAAATATGAGAATTTGGAATGGGACGTTTTAGAAATATTAAAAAAAATAGGTATAAACAAGTTTCCTCATTTGAAAATGGTAAAAAATAACATTCATATAAATAAGTCTAAGAAAAATTCAATTACAAGTTATTATGATGAGGAAACACTAAAAATTGTAAATGAATTATTTAAGGAAGACTTTGACCAATTTGGATATCCTATGTTTTCAAACGTTAATGATTTAAATAAATATTTGTTAGAACTAAGAGATGAAGAGAAAAATAAGAATAGTATTCAAAAACTCTTAGATGAATATTATTTAGATGAGTATGACACTTATGAAGAAAGTTTTATAGATGATTTCATGATGTCAACAGAGCAAAAAAAGTTTCGATTTAAAAAGGATAAAATGGAATATGCGTTAAAAAAAGAGGAAAAAATAGAAGAAATAAAAATTAAAAAAAAAGAGAAAGGTATTGATGAAAAGGTAGAAGAAGGAGACCATATAAATATAATTTTAAACAGAGAGATGGCAGAGGGAGAATTTCCTGTCTGTAAAAAGAAAGAAGAAGAAGAGAAAAAAGAAGAGGAAGGTGAAGAAGAAAAAAATAATGAAGATAGTGGAGTGATGTATTTCCATAAAATATGTAATTGTTGCAATTCTGATGATGAAGAGGAAGATGAGAAAAAAGAACAGGAAGAAAATAAAAAGGAAAAAATTGAGTAAATTATAAATAATGGAATAAAATTAATAATTATATAAATTATAAATATGCTAAATCCAAGATTCCCTGTTCCTTCTATTATTGAAATTGAAAAGTATAAAGAAAAATTTAGATCTCCTATTTACAAAAATGCTAACGTATCTTCTGGATTATTAAGATTAGAAAAAGGAATACCAACTCCTTATGTAAAAAATGATTCAAGTAGCAGTTGCCAATCAAACGATGTTCCAGATTCTGAAAGCGTAAATATAAATCAACTTTATACTGCTTATGAGTTTCCAAATAATGGTAACGTAAAATTTACCAATCCTCCATTAATAGCAGTAGTTGATTATAATTCAGCAGAAAATTTACAATCCAGTATGGATTCCTTTTGCCAAAACAATAACATTCCATCCACAACATTAAATATTGTCCCAGTGCAAAATCCTCCTTCAACCACAGATGGGGAACAATACGCTGATACACAACTTATTCATTCATTTTGTATAAATGCTGATATAGTTGTAGTTCAAGCTTCCTCCTCCAGCATTCAAGATATGGCGGTAGCAATTCAAGTAGCTAAATCGTATAATCCAAATATAATTAATATGAGTTGGGGAGTTGATGAAAGTTCATTTTCACAAAATGAATATAATAATTTGTCTACATTATTTACTGGAAATATTATTTATTGCGCATCATCGGGTGATAACGGATCCAACTATGTACCATGGCCTTCATCAGATCCCAATGTTGTGTCTGTAGGAGCATTATCACTTGTTTTAAATTCAGATAATACAATTCGCGATCAAGAGGCTTGGGCTTGTTCTGGATGTGGACCATCGAAGTTTTCTCCACAACCGGTTTATCAAAGTGTTGTGAATACAGGAACCACATTTAGAGCAACTCCAGATCTTTCCTTTAATGGAAATCCGTATTCAGGTATTCAATTAAACATAAACGGAACAACAGAAACAATAGGTGGTACATCAGTTGCAGCTCCAATTATGTCTGGATTTTTTAGTTTAGTTAATGGTTTCTTGCTTAATACAAATGCACAACTTTATAACTCAATTGCAACCTCCCCATATTGCATACAAACCCTTTTATATAGCGCAGTGAACCAGGAAAATTACAATACATTATATTATGATGTTACAAAAGGAAGAGTAGGAAAATTTAAAGCACAAAAAGGTTGGGATTACACCTCAGGTTGTGGGGCAATAATCGCTATAGCAATGTTTAATTATTTAACTGGAAATACAACAAACCCTTCAGAAGTATCGACTAATACAGACGATGTCCAACAGCCATCATTTTCTGCATCCCGAATAGTTTCCAGACCCAGACTATGGCCTGCCTCGTTTACCAAACCAGAAGTAAGCCAAAATGTTTGCATTAAAACATATATTTTTAAAAACGGGACTGATATTCAAAAATTTATCAAATTTGTAGAAGGTTCTTTTCCAAATTATGTAATTGATATTAAACAAAATGAAGATGGGAGTACAAGTGTATCATTGACAAGTACTAGTGTTTCAGCATCAAATTACGAAAAAGTAAATGGATCTAATTATACTGGATCTTGTCCATTAACAGATTGTACAGGAAATTATGTATATAGTAAAGAAAATTTTTTGGGTACAGGATTTGCAATATGGAAAATGTGCACTAGCAAAAAAAAGATCCTATCATCATGCACATTTTATGTATGTTACTCAAGTTGTAGAAATAGAAAATAATTTATGAAAAGAAATAAATAATTAAAAAAACATTTCCCAACAGAAAAGTTGACATAAAACAACTGGAGGATGGAAAAGTTAGTGTTAGTATAACATCTACTGGCCATAATCAGGCCAACAATGATACAAGAACTTCTTGTCAATCTAGATGTTATAAAGAATGCCAAACTAGGGTGTGTACTGGAAGTAGTTATACCACGTGTGTCACCCGATGCGGCAAAGTTCATGATGATGAAGAGGAGGAAGAGGAAGAGGAAGGGGAAAAAAATTTAAGCAGAATAAATGAAAATGAAGTACATAAAAAAAGAAAAAAAAGAGTAAAAAATTATTAAGATATTTATATATTTTAATAATATATAATGGCTTTTTCTCCCCCATCTAGAGAAGAAATATTAAAATTAAAGTTGCGTTTCGATAGACATACATTCAAGAATACTAAGGTAAATTCAGGGTTAATCAAAAATAAAAATGGAACTTTATTACCCTATTCCACAAATGATTCCTCTTCATCATGTACATCCAATTATGTACCTGGATCCACTGCGCTTTCTATAAAACAAATATATACTGCAGCACAATTTAATAATTCTGAAGATCGTCCCTTTCAAACACCACCTATAATAGCAGTAGTGGATTATAATGCTGCGGTTAATTTACAATCCAGTATGGATACTTTTTGTCAAAATAATAATATATCTTCTACGACTTTAAATATTATTCCTATTGAAAACCCTCCATCCACTACTGATGGAGAACAATATGCCGATACCCAACTTATACATTCCTTTTGTATAAACGGAATAATTTTAGTTATTCAAGCCGAATCGTCAAGCATACAAGATATGGCTGTAGCAATTGAAGTTGCAAAAACTTATAATCCTAACATAATTAACATGAGCTGGAGCGTTGATGAATCAAGTTTTTCACAATCCGAATATGACAATCTTTCTGAAATATTTACAGGGGACATTATTTATTGTGCATCATCCGGAGATTATGGAACAAGTTATGTTTCTTGGCCTGCATCCGACCCAAATGTTGTTGGAGTAGGAGCTACCTCATTAGTATTAAATTCTAATAATACAATAAAAAGTCAAGTGACGTGGTCATGTTCTGGCTGTGGACCATCACAATTCGCGAAACAACCACTTTATCAAAGTCTGGTCAATACAGGAACCTCTTATAGAGCAACTCCAGATATTTCCTTTAATGGAAACCCGTATAGTGGAATGGAACTAATTATAAATGGTGAAGCAGAAACAATAGGTGGTTCATCGGTGGCTGCTCCAATGATGTCAGGATATTTTGCATTAGTTAATGGATATTTACTTAATATTGGAAGATCTCTATTTAACTCAATTGCAACCTCCCCAGATTGCATACAAACACTTTTATACAGCGCTGTCAACCAAGAAAATTACAATACATTGTTTTTTGATGTTACGGAGGGAAATGTTGGACAATACAATGCGAAAGAAGGATGGGATTATCCGTCTGGATGTGGAACAATTTTCGCAATCCCAATGTTTGAATATTTAACCGGTTATAACCCATCTGGTGATGATGAATCATCAAATAATTTTGACCCGATGGGGGAGGTAGAAAATGACTCAAACCAAGTTCAACAACAAACTTCCTCTGCGTCTGAAATTGTGTTACTACCCAGTTTATGGCCAAATGCCTTTCCGAGGCCACTCACTTCTCAAAATACCTGTATTCGCACCTATATATTTAAAGATGGAACCAAAATAGAGAAATTTTTAGATTATGTAAATAAAACATTCCCCAATAGGAAAGTAGATATTAAACAACTGGACGATGGAAAGGTAAGCGTAAGTTTAACAGACATAAGTTTAAATCAAACAACTAATAATGATAGTTAGGTAGAGAAGATTAAGATGT